TGCGGCTGCCCCATCCTGTACGGGTTTCCAAGTCGATCGGAGAGTCGAGCCGGCGCAGGAGCCACTCACACGGGCTCCGTGCGCCCCCAGGAGCAACGAACAGCTCTTCCACAGGGAGTTGTACCCCCGGATTCGCCACAGGGGCTCTCAGCCAGAGAGATGGAGGTCACAAGGGTAGTGGGATGTAATTGACGGAACCGTCCGTTTAACGAACCACGAAGGCTTGGCTAACCATAGATGTATTCAAATTCCCAGTCCCCTGACCCCCGCCGTCGGTGAATTGCCGCTCATGGGCGGCGGGGTGTCAGGTTCCATCGAAGGAGTACCCCCGTGCCGATCCTGAAAACGCTCACCGGGGCGATCGAACTCATCCGCATCGCAGCCCGCGGCGGCTGGGACACCGAGATCTACGAGCCGTGGGACGACGACGAGTACCTCCTGGGGTGATCTACACCACTTTGAGTCTGGGTGGATGTAAAGGACGCCTTCCTACATTATGAGGGGCCAGAGGCCCCGAATAAGAGCCGCTTCAGGCGGCTCTCTTAAGAGCGCCCACCAGGGCGCTCATCAGTAATACCGGCCTTGAGGGCCGGTTCTCTGACCCGGCAACCGCCGGGTCTTCTGCCGCGCCCGGTGGCGCGGCTTATAGAGGGGTGACTCAACTGTGTATGGCACTCGCTCGAGTGCCTACTGGAGCACTCAACCGGGCAAGTTCGACGTTCTCAACCTGCGGATGACGTTCCCGAGCACATCCGCTCATGAGATTCCCGACTTGACACCCACCGAATTCATCCCGGAGAACCTCGCCGCGTGGAACATGCCGCGGCACCGGGAATACGCCGCCATTTCGGGCGGCGCTCTCCACTTCTTCCTCGATGACTACCGCTTCGAGACCGTCTGGTCGAGCCCGGAGCGCCTCCTCCCCCGCGTACAGGCGGTCGGGGCGGCTCTGACGCCCGATTTCAGCGTCTGGAAGGACATGCCGCGGGCCGCGCAGGTCTGGAACACCTATCGCAGCCGATGGTGCGGCGCGTATTGGCAGTCCGAGGGCATCGAGGTGATCCCGACCGTCGGTTGGGGTCGACCGGACACATACGAATTCTGCTTCGACGGCCTTCCGGTCGGCGGAAACGTCGCAATTTCCTGCCTGACGCTCCGCTCGAAGCAAGAGGACCGCGAGCTATTCACCCGAGGCGTCCAAGAACTCGTCTGGAGAACCCAGCCGAAGACCTTGCTCGTCTACGGCCGGCTGCGGTTCTGCGAAGACATCGACCTTCCCGAGGTCCGGGAGTACCCGACCTACTGGGACCGAAGACGAAAGCAGGTTGACGCTGCATGGGCAAGCGTGGAGGGAGCGGGGGCGGCGGCGGAGCCGTCGGAACCAAGTCCCGACCCCCCAAGGGAGCCGCTGCAGGCGGTGGATCTGGACTGAGCGGAGGCAGCAGCGGCGGCGGTTCGGCCGGTAGCAGCGGTGGCGGAAAGGGTACTGGCAGCGCCGGTACCGGTGGAGTCACTGGCGGCGGCGGCAAGGGAGGCTCCGGTGGAGCCGGTGGAGGCAGCAGCACCAACATCCCCGAGCCTCAGCAACCGGACAAGCCCCGCACCTTCCCCGGCGCGAGCAAGGCGCGTGAGTGGTTCTCGAAGATCTGGCCTGCGAAGGACAAGTACGACGCCAAGGTGCGGAAGGAGTACGCCCGGTACTCGGAGAACACCGGCTACCAGACGGTGAACACCGCGCTGCGTGACGCGGCTGGCGACATGAGCAAGTTCGATGACCCGGACTGGCTCGACGCCCGGAAGAAGTACGACGGCACCGAGTACTCGAGCTTCGTCAAAGACAACTACGTCAAGAACCTCAAGGATCGCATCGCCCAACTGGACGCGGGCTTCGAGTTCGCCCCGAAGACCTCCGAGACGATCTCGCTGTCACGGGGCACCCGCTGGAGCGAGTTCAAGAGCTTGGGCATCACCGGTCCCAACGACGACCTGAGCAAGCTCCTCGGCAAGACGTACGTCAACGACTCGTACACCTCGACCTCAGTCGGCGGCAAGGCCGCGATGGACTACATGCCGGTGCAGCTCACCATCACGTACCCGAAGGGTCTGCCAGGGGTCTACATGGCAGGTGACGTGTCGCATAATGGGGCGTTGTCCACGCTGCCGTCCGAGAACGAGTTCCTGCTCCCCCGCGGGACGAAGTTCAAGATCAAGAGCATCAAGAAGGACGCCAGCGGCAACTGGATAGTGGAAGTGGAGGTGCTGAAGCCGTGAGTGCATTCGATGACAAGATCGAGGATCAGTCGCACGCCATCCGCCCCGTCGAGGACTACGACGCGCTTCCGCTCGAAGGCCCCGGCCGCTGGGCCCACATCCACGGCGGCATGACGCTCTACACCAACGACGACAACGTCCTGTTCGCCCAAGGCGACATGTCGACTCTCGACGCCAGCACGCTGTTTCAGGCGATGGAGAAGCTGCGCCAGGCCGGTAAAACGGCCGGCGAGGCGTTCGACATCCTGCGTCTGGAGGCAGACGCCATCTCAGGCGACCTGTCGGAGCTGGCTGAGCAGTGAGCTGGGCGTCCTCGAGACGCCGGTATGACCTTCCCCCGGACTGGGAGCTGAATTACAGGCTCCCGGTCCTTCGGGATGCCAACTGGATCTGCGAGCTGCAGTGGAACGGCTGCGTTGGCGTGGCATCCGAGGTCGACCACATCAAGCGTGGGAACGACCACTCGCGATCCAACCTGCAGGCGGTCTGCCACAGGTGTCACGCGAAGAAATCATCCGCCGAGGGCAACGCCCGGAAGGCAGAACTCAGAGCCCGGAGGAAGCGCCCCGACGAACGCCATCCTGGGCGTCGATAAAAGCAGGCCAGGAGCCTGCTCGTAGACCCAGGAGGTCAAGTGGGCACCCGAGGCCCCATCGGAAAACGAGACGAAGAGCGGGTACGGCGCAACGCGCCCGAGAGCCCCACCGAGACGGTCCAGGTGATCGGCCCGGTACAGATCCCCGAACTCGGGGACGTGAGCTACGACGGTGAGACGCATCCGCTGATCATCGAGATGTACGAGTCCATCAAGAACTCCGCGGCCGTGAAGTACTACGAGCCGACCGACTGGACCTACGCCAAGCTCACCCTCTACACGCTCAACCAAGAACTGATTGCATCGCGCCAGTACGGAAAGCCAATGGGCGCAATGAAACTCACTGCCATCAACCAAATGCTCTCCTCGCTGCTGCTGACAGAAGGCGACCGACGACGAGTTCGGCTCGAGATCGAGCGGAACCCCGGTGACCCGACAGCCGGGAAGGTCGTTGACATGACCGACATGCTCAAGCAGCGCCTCGCCCAAGCTCAGGCGAGCGGAGGGTAGATGGTCCCCCGGAGGGGGTTCTAGAGCACTGCCGCTACCAGTAGCTCCTCCCTCCGGGGTTGACACTCCTTGAAAGGAACCACATGGCCGACTTCGGCAAATCGCTCGACGTTGAGACGTTGTGGCTGGTCAAAGGCCGCGACTTCAAGTGGACGTTCGACAACAAGGACAAGGACGGGAACCCCGTGCCCTGGCCAGCCGGCCAACTGTTCCTCGAGCTGGAGACCGGAGGCGAGCACAACGCTCTTCACCAGGTCTACATCACCGGAGCCACAGGCGGCACGTACCTGCTCAACGTCAACGGGACGAACACCCCGGCGATCGACTACAACGACGTGTCGGAGAACCCGCAGGGGCTCGCAGGCGACATCCAAGACGCGGTCGACGCCGCCGTAGGCGCGGGAAACGCTGTCGTACACCCGGTCTCGCTGTACCCCGCGTGGACGCTGAACTTCAACCTGAACAGCGGCACACCGCTCACAGAGCAGCTCGTCAACACGATCAACAAGGCCGCGAACGACTTCTTCGACACGTTCGACCAGCTCCTGGGCGTCGATGTCCAGATGACCGTCACCGACACCCTCAACTTCAAGCTGGTCGTAACATCGATCCGCTCGTTCGATGAGGTAGGCGTCGTGACCTTCGCTGTCGACGTGACCAGCGCCGCGGTGAAGAGCTTCTTCAACGGCGTTGCTGGCCTGATCGGCGCGGTTAACACGGTCTCCACCGACTTCTACTGGAACCGGACCTACGACATCGAGTTCACGGGATCGCTCGCACTGCAGCCGATTCCGCTGACCACGGCCAACGGCTCCGGTCTGACTGGCACCTCGAAGCGCATCACCACAGAGATCCTCGAGCCTGGCAAGAAGCCGCTCACCGTATGGCCCCTCACGGTCAACGGCGCGACCGCCTCGATCAAGGTCGAGTCCGAGGAAGCCGACAAGATCCAGAACCGCTGCCGATGGCAGCTCGTTCACATGCCGACCGGCGAAGCCGCTGGCGGCGATGCCAAGCAGATCGGCCTGGTCTACCGCCAGCCGAGATAGTTTCAACGGCGGATCCCTACCAAAGAGGGTGTCCCCGTTCGGTTTTCGTGCCCGTTCCCCGACTGAATGCAACGGGCATTCCAACTTGACAACCACCCAGAAGGAAACACCATGTCCGCCATCCAAGGCAAGCTCATCGCGCTCGTTCTCAAGTACGGCGTCAGCTACCTCCGCAAGAACACCCATCTGCTGGACGAGATCTCCAAGCACATCCCCGGCAAGGTCGATGACGTTGTCCTGACGGTGCTCGCGAAGCTCCTAGGCGTCTGATGACGGCCGTCGTGACTCGCCAGCGGGCGCAGTGGGTTCACGACATGGCCCGAGCCCGCAACGGCCTGCCGTACGCCTACGGCGGTGCGTTCACCGAAGACCCAAGGCGGTCCACCGACTGCTCTGGCCTGGTGCTGCAAACCGCCGCTTGGTACATGGGCCGCACCGACTGGTCCGGTAACCGCTACGGCTCCACCGAGAGCTTCCGGCTCGACCACAAGATCGTCTACGACCTGGGCTTCAAGCGCATGCCTCCGGGCGGGCCCGCGGCCCTGCCGTTCAAGCCGGTCATGCTCGTCGGCCTGATGCACGGCGGCGGCGGGGAGAACTCGCACACCGCCTGCACGCTCATGACGATGGACATCCCCGGTGGCCCGGTGGTGCAGTCCGTTCGCGGCGTCGACTGGGAGTCCCACGGCGGCGGCGGCGTCGATCTCTACGACGACGCACGCGCCTGGAACGACCCGCTGTTCCACGACTTCTGGTACCTCGACGCCAAGCTCGAGGACGCGCCCACGTCGTCTGAGATGACGGTCCCCCTTACCAACCTCGGTAACGGTCGCTGGGGCTCGCCGAGCCCCGCGTGGGATCACCTGATCAAGCGTGAGTCTGGCGGTAACCCGACGATCATCCAGCAGATCATCGACGTGAACTCGGGCGGCAACGAGGCCGAGGGTCTGTTCCAGATCACACCGAAGACATGGCGGGCGCACAACGGCACCCAGTTCGCGGCTAGCCCGAGACTCGCTACCCCGCAGCAGCAGGCGATCGTCGCTGCACGCATTTTCATCCGCAATCCAAGCGGATCCGACTGGGGCGCAGGACTTCCCGGCCGCGAGGACGCTAAGCAGCTCGCCGCTGGCCTAGTGCCCACCGACCCCCAAGGAGTTGACGACTTGGCTGACCCAGACATCCAGAGGATGATCCGGGAGCTGCACGGCGCGATGTTCAATCGTGTTCCCTCGCAGTCCATCTACCGCGACGTTGGCGAGGACCAGAACCCCCACTGGCAGCTTCATGAGCTGATCAAGAACGACGACGGCATGCTGCACCAGCGCCACTGCGAAGACCAGGCGCGGCTAGGCAACCTCACCGAACTCGCCCGGATCGTGAAGGTGGCCGCTGGCCAGGGCGCTGTCCGTGACCAGTGGGCCGTCGACCACGCGATCAACGTGCTGAGCGACATCGCCCGGACGAACCCAGAAGTACTCACGCGCTTCAACGCGCAGAAAGGGGCGGCTGTATGAGCCCCAAGTTCCGACAGACCCTGTACTACCTCGGGACCATCGTCCCCGGCGTGCTCGGTATCGCCCTGATCTGGGGCGGTATCGACGCTGGGGCAGCCCAGAACCTCGGCGACATCATCGCCGGGGCGCTCAACCTGATCGGCGCTACCGCGCCTGCCACCGCGGCCGTCAAGGTGAACCAACAGCGCAAGGACGGCACGCTGACCAGCTCCGCTGTGGATCAGGTCATCAACGGCGTGCAGGCAGTCATCGAGAAGCAACAGTCAGCTCAGGCTGAGCTGGACAAGGTCAAGGACGCGGTGACCGGTGTCATCAACGTCATCCCCGGCCTCGATCCGCTTGTGCAGCAGGCGATCAACGCCGTGAACACCTGGCAGCCTCCCACGGCCTACAGCCAGGTCGCTGACCTGAACCGGCAGCCCTGGAACCGATGATCCTCAAGAAGGGCTCCAACGGGGCCCTGGTTCGCCTGTGGACAGACGTGATGCTGTCCCGGTTCAAGAGCTACGCCCTCGGCGTGGACGGCAAGCCGTTGGTCAACGATGGCTACTTCGGCAACGACGAGGAGAAGGTCCAGAAGGAGTACCAGATCCGCACGGGCCAGTTCCCGAGCGGTGAGGTCTCCGAGGACGACCTGATCCGGCTTCGCATCGTGCCGGTGCTGTTCACCGTCCACGGGACCGGCCAGGCCGACCCGCTGGGCCCCGGCTACCCGGCCGACCTCGCGAGAGCGTGTCTGGACCTGGTGCATTGGCAGCCGATCGGCAACTACCCGGCACAGCCCTTCCCCATGTGGCCTTCGATCCTCAAGGGCGTCAAGGAGCTGAAGTTCCAGATCGAGGAGTACGAGCGGCGCTACCCCGGATACCGGAAGGCGCTGGCGGGCTACAGCCAGGGCGCGGTCGTCACCGCGCTCTACTACATGCTGTACGTCTTCCCCGAGAACGGCGAGCACCACTACATGCTCAAGCGCGGGGACTTCCTGATCTCGATCACCTGGGGACCGCCGATGCGCGAGAAGGGTGTCGCCAACGGCAACAAGTTCGCCGGATGGCACATCTCCGACGGCCGCGGCATCCTCAAGGGCCGGATGGTCAACACCCCCGACTGGTGGCTGGACTTCGTCCACTGCATGGGATCGCCTGAAGGACAAGACCTTTACGGCGACGTACCGGACGACAAGACCGGCGAGAACGAGACCGCGATCTGCGATTTCGTCATGTCCGAGAAGTGGTACTCCGGTCCCCTGTCCATCCTCAAGCGGCTCTTGGCCACAGGAGCAAACCTGTTCACCGAGGGCGACGACATCGTCAAGGCAGTCCTGCAAGCAGGCATGTTCTTCGGCCACGGTCTGACCCCACACAACATCTACGACATCGGGCCCGCGATCACCGCGCTGCGGAAGGCCGTGACCCGAACTTGACATACACCGGAAGGAGGCGGGGTGAGCCTCGGAAATCACCACCCGGAGCTTGCCCCGTCCCCTCCGCACATCATCGGCCCGTCTTGGCAGAGGACGGTCGATGGGGAATGGCATCTGCCCGATCCCAAGATGACCCTCGGCTGGGGCGTCTTGAAGTGGCTGTCCGAGTACGTCAATACCCCTGGCGGGCATGACGATCCAGCCAGACTCAGATTTCTGATCGAGCTGTCCGAAGCTGGCCTGCTCGACAACGAGAACATGTTCATCCCCACCGACGAGCAGGTACGCCTGGTCCTCTGGTGGTACGCCGTAGACGAGACGGGCACGTACGTCTACCGCGAGGGCGTCATCCGCCGGCTCAAGGGCTGGGGCAAAGACCCGTTCACCGCGGCGCTGTGCCTCGCGGAACTCTGTGGCCCAGTGGCGTTCTCGCACTTCGATGAGACCGGCCAGGCCATCGGCAAGCGCCGACCCGCACCGTGGGTCACGGTCGCCGCCGTCAGCCAGGACCAGACCAAGAACACGTTCTCGCTGTTCCCGGTGATGATCTCCAAGAAGCTCAAGACCGAGTTCAAGCTCGAGGTCAACCGGTTCATCATCTACGCCGAGGGCGGCGGGCGCATCGAGGCCGCGACCTCCTCGCCAGCATCGATGGAGGGCAACCGACCCACCTTCGTCGTCCAGAACGAGACGCAGTGGTGGGGCCAGGGCCCCGACGGCAAGGTCAACGAGGGCCATGCGATGGCGGAAACCATCGAAGGCAACATGACCAAGGTCGAAGGCGCTCGCACGCTTTCGATCTGCAACGCCCACATCCCCGGCACCGAGACCATCGGCGAGCTGGCCTACGTCTCCTACCAGAAGATCCAGTCCGGTGAGGACGTGGACACCGGCCTCATGTACGACGCACTCGAGGCACCGGCCGACACACCGATCTCCGAGATCCCCTCGCAGAAGGAAGATCCCGAGGGATTCGAGAAGGGCATCCAGAAGCTCCGCGAAGGGCTGCTGATCGCCCGCGGCGACAGCACATGGCTGCCGATCGAAGACATCATCAAGTCGATCCTGTCGACAAAGAACCCGATCACCGAGTCACGGCGCAAGTTCCTCAACCAGGTCAACGCCTCCGAGGACTCCTGGCTGGCCCCCCGCGAATGGGACCGCTGCTACGCAGACGCCAAGAAGTACCTCGAGAAGATGGGTTACGAGTTCACGCCGCCCGCACGCGGCGAGAAGATCGCCCTCGGCTTCGACGGTTCGAAGTCCAACGACTGGACGGCTCTGGTCGGCTGTCGCATCAGCGACGGCTTCCTCTTCGTCATCAAGATCTGGGATCCCCAGAAGCACGGCGGGCAGGTTCCTCGCGAAGACGTAGACGCCACAGTGCATTCCACGTTCAAGCACTACGACGTGGTCGCGTTCCGCGCCGACGTGAAGGAGTTCGAAGCCTACGTCGACTCCTGGGGTCGGACCTACAAGAAGAAGCTCAAGGTCAACGCCTCCCCCAACAACCCGGTCGCATTCGACATGCGCGGGCAACAGAAGAGGTTCGCGTTCGACTGCGAGCGACTCGAGGACGCGGTCCTCGAAGGCGAGGTCTGGCACGACGGCGATCCCGTTCTGCGCCAACACGTTCTGAACGCCAAACGACACCCGACAACCTATGACGCCATCGCGATTCGCAAGGTCACCAAGGACTCCAGCAAGAAGATCGACGCTGCGGTCTGCGGCGTCCTCGCGTTCGGGGCGAGACAGGACTACCTCATGAGCAAGAAGGCCCGCACGGGCCGGGTGGTGGCCGTCCGATGACAGCCCCTCTCCCCGGACAGGAAGAGATTCCAGATCCCGGAATCGCCCGAGACGAGATGATCTCGGCGTTCGATGACGCGTCGAAGAACCTCAAGACCAACACCAGCTACTACGAAGCCGAGCGCAGGCCAGAGGCCATCGGCGTCACGGTCCCGCAGCAGATGCAGTCGCTGCTGGCCCACGTCGGATACCCGCGGCTCTACGTCGACTCCATCGCTGAGCGCCAGGCCGTCGAGGGATTCCGCCTCGGCGATGCCGACGAGGCCGACGAGGATCTATGGAACTGGTGGCAGGCCAACGACCTCGACATCGAGGCTCCGCTGGGCTACACCGACGCCTACGTCCACGGCCGGTCGTATGTGACCATCTCGCGCCCGGACCCCAAGATCGACATCGGCTGGGATCCAGAGACCCCCATCATCAGGGTCGAGCCGCCGACGCGGATGTACGCCAAGATCGACCCCCGGATCAACCGGGTGTCACAGGCCATTCGAGTCGCCTACGACGCGCAGGGCAACGAGGTCCAAGCAGCCACGCTGTACACGCCCACCGACACCTTCGGCTGGTACAAGGCTGACGGCGAGTGGGTGGAGTGGTTCAACGACTCCCACGGGCTAGGTGTAGTCCCGGTCGTCCCGCTGCCGAACCGGAACCGGCTCTCGGATCTGTATGGCACCAGCGAGATCACGCCCGAGCTTCGGTCGATGACCGACGCGGCGTCTCGCATCCTCATGCTGATGCAGGCGACTGCAGAGCTGATGGGTGTGCCCCAGAGGCTGATCTTCGGCATCAAGCCCGAAGAGATCGGCGTGGACCCGGAGACGGGCCAGACGCTGTTCGACGCCTACCTCGCTCGCATCCTGGCGTTCGAGGACGCTGAGGGCAAGATCCAGCAGTTCTCGGCAGCCGAGCTGGCCAACTTCACCAACGCGTTGGATCAGATCGCCAAGCAGGTCGCTGCGTACACGGGACTACCTCCCCAGTACCTTTCCACCGCCGCGGACAACCCGGCCTCTGCTGAGGCGATCAGGGCCGCGGAGAGCCGTCTCATCAAGAAGGTCGAGCGCAAGAACCTGATCTTCGGCGGCGCGTGGGAACAGGTCATGCGGATCGCCTGGCAGTTGATGAAGGGCGGCGAAGTTCCGCCCGACATGCTCCGCATGGAGACGATCTGGCGCGACCCGTCGACTCCGACGTACGCGGCCAAGGCCGACGCAGCCACGAAGCTCTACGGCAACGGCACCGGGGTCATCCCGCGTGAGCGTGCTCGCATCGACATGGGCTACTCCATCAAGGAGCGCGAAGAGATGCGGCGCTGGGACGAGGAAGAGGCCGCGATGGGCCTCGGACTCATCGGCACGCTGGTCGACCCGAACCCCGCGGTCCCCGGCTCTCCGAGCCCGCAGGCACCGCCGAAGCCGGAACAGCCGGCCATCGAGGGCGGTGATGCTGCCAAGTGAACCCGGAGGAGTACGCGGCCCAACAGGCCGTGATCACTGCGGGGCTTGCCACCTACGTCCAACGATTCGCCAGCTTCTTCGCGGGGCCCGCGCTCTCTCTCGGTGAGTGGGCGCGGTTCCTGCAGACGTTGTTTCCCGAGGTCCAGCGTCGGTACGCACAGGCTGCCGACCTGGGCCGCACCTTCTATGACTCCCAGCGAGCACTCCATCACCCTGAGCTTCCCCGCAACGAGAGGTTGCGGAGTGATCTTCAGTGGGACTGGTTCGTCAAGAACATGGAGCCAGCGCGGAAGGGTATGTCGCAGGCCGACTCCCCTCGAAGTGCTGTCACCAGAACGACTTTGACGGCAGTGCGCGAAGTGGAGATGGCCGGTCGCCGACAGATCATCGGCGCGGTCAAGAACGACCCAGCCCCTCAGATCGTGCAGGGCTGGGCGAGGGTCGCCACCGGGCGCGAAACATGCGCCTGGTGTCTGATGCTGATTTCCCGTGGCGCAGAGCTGAATCACAAAGGCAACTTCGCCTACAGCTCCGCTCAGAGCGCGGGGATCAACCTCGATGACGAGACCGTGATCGACCTCTGGGAAGAGTCCGGTCAGGATCTCGCGAAGTTCCGGGAAGCAACGAAGGGGCACGTCGAGGAGTGGCACACAGGCTGTGACTGCCTGGCCATTCCGGTCTTCGACGTGCAGAACTGGCCTGGAAGAGACGCTGCCCTTCGGGCGCAGCAGCTTTGGATCGACGCCAGCAAGGAAGCCGACTCGCTCATCGAGTCGGGTAAGGCCCGCTCCAAGAACCAGAACAGGGAGACGCTCAACGCTCTCCGACGCCGCCTTGAGCGCGGCGACATCTCAATGTCCAACTACGCACTCGCTGCGTAACCCCTGAACCCCAGGTGGGTTCAACAACCATGCCCAGGAGGCGAAAACACATGTCCGACACCGCAACCCCAGAAGGCACCCCCGCCGCCGAGACCCCGGAGGTCAAGGCACCGGAGACTCCGAAGGTCTACGACGAGTCCTACGTCAAGGAACTTCGCCAGGAGGCCGCTGCCGCACGGGTCGCAAAGAAGGACGCCGTTGACGCGGCTGTCTCGGCAGCGAAGGAAGCCCACACGGCTGAACTCACCGCCCGCGACGTTCGCATCACCGAACTCGAGAACGAGCTTGGCAAGGCTTGGACTCTGCTGCAGAAGTACGAGACCACGCTCGACGCCAAGGTGCCCAGCGACAAGGTCCGCGCTTTCGTGGAGATCCTGCAGGGCGAAGACGCCGAATCGATCGGCGCATCGGCCAAGAAGAACCTCGAACTCATCGGGGGCTTCGAGACCAAGCCAGTTCGCGGGTTCGACCCCACCCAGGGCTTCGGGGGGCGCAAGGAAGACATGCCCCTGAACGGAGACCCGATTCTCGACGCGATCAAGCAGACGCTCGGGATTTCCTAACCCCTTCCAACACAAGGAGATAGCCAATCATGGCAGCAGGTACTGCATTCGCAGTCGATCACGCTCAGATCGCCCAGACGGGCGACACGATGTTCAAGGGCTACCTCGAGCCCGAGCAGGCGAAGGACTACTTCGCCGAGGCCGAGAAGACCTCCATCGTGCAGCAGTTCGCCCAGAAGATCCCGATGGGCACGACCGGCCAGAAGATCCCGCACTGGGTCGGCGACGTGTCGGCGCAGTGGATCGGTGAAGGCGACATGAAGCCCATCACCAAGGGCAACCTGGACTCGCAGACGATCGCCCCCCACAAGATCGCGACGATCTTCGTGGCGTCGGCGGAAACCGTCCGTGCGAACCCGGCCAACTACATCGGCACCATGCGGACCAAGGTCGCCACGGCCTTCGCGATGGCGTTCGACGAGGCCGCGCTGAACGGCGTCGGCAGCCCGTTCCCGACCTTCCTGGCGCAGACGACCAAGAGCGTCTCGCTGGCTGATCCGGGCGGCGCTGGTGTGTCCGACCTGACCGCCTACGACGCGGTCGCCGTCAACGGCCTGTCGCTCCTGGTGAACGCTGGCAAGAAGTGGACCGCCACTCTGCTGGACGACATCACCGAGCCGATCCTCAACGGTGCCAAGGACAAGAACGGCCGTCCGCTGTTCATCGAGTCCACCTACACCGAAGAGAACAGCCCGTTCCGCGCTGGCCGCATCGTCGCTCGCCCGACCATCCTGAGCGACCACGTCGCCTCGGGCACCACGGTCGGCTACATGGGCGACTTCCGCCAGGTGGTCTGGGGCCAGGTCGGTGGCCTGTCCTTCGACGTGACCGACCAGGCGACCCTGAACCTCGGAACCCCGCAGGCTCCGAACTTCGTGTCGCTGTGGCAGCACAACCTCGTCGCGGTTCGTGTCGAGGCCGAGTACGCGTTCCACTGCAACGACAAGGACGCGTTCGTCAAGCTGACCAACGTCGTCACGCCGTAAGGCGAACTTGACATACACCGGTTGGGGAGTCCTTCGGGGCTCCCCTTCCGGGGTGTCAGAGAGGACTTCATGCGTATCCGATCCACCGTCAACGGCGGGTTCGCGGATGTCGATCCCGACTACGCCGCGGAGCTGATTGCCAGCGGCCTGTTCGAGGACGCCGCACCCAAGCCCCCTCGCAAAGCGCCGGCCAAACGGCCAGCGCCCCGGAAACAAACCGCTCCCAAGCAGGAGCCAACGACTGAGGAGTAACCGTGGCCTACGCGACCGCCAATGACGTAGTTGTGTTGTGGGCCAAGGAGCCTGAGCCGGAAGTCATGGCACTGATCAGTCGCCGCCTCGAGCAAGTCGAGCGCATGATCAAGCGCCGCATCCCCAACCTGGACCTCAAGGCCGCGACCGACGCGACGTTCAAGGCCGATCTGATCGACATCGAGTCCGATGCCGTTCTGCGCCTGGTGCGGAACCCCGAGGGCTACATCTCGGAGACCGACGGCGCGTACACCTACCAGCTCGCGACAGACCTCTCCCAAGGCAAGCTGACGATCCTCGATGACGAGTGGACGACGCTGGGCGTCAACCGCCTGTCCCGGATGTCGGTGATCGCCCCGAACATCGTGCTGCCGACATGAGCGCGAGCGACAGCTTCCCAGCGCCGATCGAGTATCCACCGCTCACCCCGGCAGTCACCCCCGAACAGGTCGACAACAGCCTGTGCGACCACGACGCCGATCCTCCGATCTGCGTCTGCGTTCACGACTGGCGCATCGAGTGGGGGAACGTCTCGCGGGCTCCCAAGCCGAAGGCGACGTACATCCAATGAGCCTCCTAGACACCGGTGCCCGGTATCAGCCGGTCACCGTCTATCCCGAAGAGCTGGTCATCGACGGCGACGGCAACAAGCGCACGCGGCCGTCCAAGACCGGCATCCCAGCGATCGCACGGCTCCAGGTGGCCAACCAGTCCGGTACGTCGGCACGACGGGCCGAGCAGGACAACGAGGGCTTCGAGTCCGAGAAGGTCTACCGGATGCGCTTCCCGCGCTCGTTCACCAAGGAGCACGGGATCCTCGGGGCCCAGTCCCAGATCGAGTGGAGAGGTCAGAGGTGGGCGCTCTTCGGAGACGCCACCGTCTACGACTCCTCCCCGGCGCTCTCACGCGTCGACTACACGATCAAGAGGTACTGATGGCCACCGTCTACGCCAAGGCCAACAAGGTGGCTGCACGGGCCGCTGAGACCCGGCGAGAGGTCAAGAAGGTCCGCGACGGCGTCACCGGCCGCGCCAAGCGAAACCTGGCGCAGGCCAACAAGACGAGCCGTATCACCGAGACCGGATACTTCCCGGCCAACATCAGCGAGCAGGACGGCGATGTGGACTTCCACACGATCCTCAACGCGCCCAACGCGTTGGCGCTCGAGTTCGGTCACGCACCGTCTGGCTTCTTCGAAGGCACAGACACCAAACCGCCTGACGCCGAATACATCCTGACTCGCGCAGCGATTGGAGGTGTCGTTTCATGAGCAAGCTGCCACGCGTACAAACCGTCGTGGCACCGATTCTCAGGAATGATCCTCGCCTCGATGGAGTCACGGTAGTGACGTGGGTGCCTGACATCGACTTCCGAGAGTTCCCGATGCTGCAGGTTCGACGCATCGGCGGGATCAGGAATCCGAACGCACCGCTGCTTCACACGCTCCCGGTGATCGAGCTGACCGCGTACACCACCGACGGGCTCATCGAGACCGAGGAGCTGTACGAGACCGCGCTCGAGGTGCTGTACGACGCCGTGCAGAACCAAACCCAAACGGAGGCAGGCTATCTGACCTCGATCTACGAGACGCTGGGCGCAACGCAGTTCAGCTCTCTCTTTCAGGACTCCTGGCGTATCCAGGGTCTGATCAGGCTCGGCGTCCGCAGACCGAGAACCACCACCACCTAACCGAAAGGTAATGCCAACATGGCAGAAAACGACGACGCAGTATTGACTGCTGCGGTCGGCTACGTGTACGTCGGGCCGGAAGGCACCGCGCCGCCCTCGCCGACCCTGCTCAAGACCATCGACCTCTCCGACCCCTCGACCTGGTCCGGTGCGACCGGATGGAAGAGCGTGGGCCACACCAGCCGCGGCACGCTGCCCGAGTTCGGCTTCGACGGTGGAGACACCGAAGTCAAGGGATCGTGGCAGAAGAAGAAGCTGCGTGAGATCAGCACCGAGGATCCGATCGACTTCGTGACGGTCCTGCTGCACCAGTTCGATGAGGACTCGCTGGAGCTGTACTACGGCCCCAACGCCGTCAGCACGGCCGGTGTGTTCGGTGTGAAGACCGGCCAGACCAACGAGAAGGCGCTGCTGGTCGTGATCGAAGACGGCGACCTGCGCCTGGGCCATCACGCGCACAAGACGAGCGTCAAGCGTGACGACTCGATCGACCTGCCGATCGATGACCTGGCCTCGCTGCCGGTGCGATTCACCTACCTCGACTACCAGACCGAGGTTCCGTTCTCGTGGATCAACGAGGACTTGTTCAACGTCGCATGACGCTGACTTGACAGCCACCCGGCTGTCCCCCGGAGGGGGAGGTTTCCTTGGCGGGCCTGCCTCCCCCTCCAGCCCGCCATCTAGCCCGCCGACACACGAAAGGTTCGCCATGACAAACGTATTCACTCTCGACGCGATGCGCGAAGAGACCCGCAAGAAGTACCAGCCCGTCGTGCTCGAGATCAGCGAGGGCGTGACCGTCGAGCTGAAGCCGCTGCTGAAGCTGGGCAAGAAGGCTCGCGAGGCTGTCGCCGACGCCGTCAAGGAGATCGAGTCGCTGCCCGACGAGATCGATGAGGACGACGATGACGCAGACGAACTGCTGGACGAGATCGCCGAGAAGATCTGCGATGCAGTCGGCAAGGTGTTCAAGCTGATCGCCACTTCCCCGCGGAAGTTGCTTGCGGAGCTGGACACCGAGGAAGAGCCGCAGATCCGCGCTGAGCTGTACGGCGCTGTGCTCCGCACCTGGATGCGGGAGACGCAACTGGGGGAAGCCGCGCCCTCGCCGAACTGATCGACAAGTTCGGCGGGGCTCTCCTCGCAGACCTCCTGCAGTACTACCGGGTAGACCTGCGGGACTTGTTCCGCGATGAGGATCCGCTGACGCCGAGATTCGTTCTGGCCCTGGTGCTCTGCCTTCCCAAGGACGGTGCGTTCTACGCCGCCCGGAGGGGCGGGATGGAGTACCGGGGCTGGGACGAGGACCGCTATGCGCTCGCGGACATCTACGACGCCGTCCAGGCAGGCAACCACCTGTTCATGATGGCCAACCGCGATCCGAACAAGGCGAAGCCGAAGGCACCCAAGCCGTACCCCCGTCCCGACGACAACAAACCGAAAGACGCTGCGCCCCCACCGGGTTCGTTCGCCGCGATGGTCGTGGCAGCGAAGAAGGCAGCTCGCGAGAGAAGGGAAAGGGAGGAGGCGAATGCCGAATAGTGCTGGCGTTGAGGTCGCACGGATCTCAGTCAAGGTCAGCCCCGACACGCGTAAGTTCCGCCGTGAACTGAAGGACGACCTCGAGAAGATCGAGAAGGAGCTACGCGCCGACATCGAGGTCGGTGCTGATCTCAAAGCCGCCCAGGCGAAGGCCGACTTCAAGCGGTTGATGTTGCAGCTCAAGGCCGAAGCGGCCAGGGGCGTGAACATCCCCGTCGACATCAACGTCGACAAGGACCAGAAGGGCGGGCTACTCAGCAAGCTGTTCGGGAAGAACGGCAAGAGCCCGATCGCTGACATCGGCGACGACGCCGAGAAGACCACCCAGAAGATCCTCTCGATGGGCCAGGGCTTCCTTGGCATGTCGCGAATGGCGTGGATCGGCGTCGGTGTGCTCGCGCTCGCCGCGCCGGCCGTCGGCCTGGTGGCTGGCATCCTGGCTGGCCTCCCGTCGCTCATCGCGGCGTTCGGGGCTGGCGCGGCCGTGGTCGCGCTCGGCATGGACGGCATCAAGAAGGCAGCCGAGACCATCTCCCCCGTCCTCGACGGTGTGAAGGCTCAGGTCTCCTCGGTCTTCCAAGAGGGTCTGACCCCGGTCATGGCTCAGCTCGGCACGATGCTGCAGTCCATCACCCCCGGCCTGAAGGATGTGGCCGGGAGCTTGGTGTTCATGGCGCAGGGCGTCACCGACGTGGTGACCAAGGGCGTCGGACTCGAGCAGATCAACAACATCCTCAGCAAGACCAGCGAGTTCTTCAAGGGACTCACCCCGGTCATCGCGATGGGAACGCAGTCGTTCCTGACGCTCGCCAACGCGGGCGCGAACTCGTTCGGCACGCTGCTGGCTCCGCTGCAGACGTTCGCCACGCAGTTCAACGACATGGTCAACCGGATCACCTCCAACGGGTCGTTCCAGGGGGCCATGCAGGGCATGGCACAGGTGCTGGGCAGTGTCCTCAACCTGTTCAACGGGCTCTTCGAGTCTGGTGTGCAGGCGATGGGACAGCTCGGCGGTCCCCTGTCGTCTCTGATCGACGGGTTCGGCCAGGCGTTCATCGCGCTGATGCCCGCACTGACTTCGCTCTCGTCTCTGCTGGGCAACGTGCTCGGCGAGGCGCTGAAGCAACTCGCCCCGGTCATCACGGCGCTCACGCCAGCGTTCACCACGCTGGCCGACACCCTCGGCACTCTGCTGACGGGATCGCTCCAGGGGCTCGGACCCATCCTGACGCAGGTCGCAACCCTGCTCGGCGGGACGATCAAGACGGCACTCGACGCGCTCGCGCCGATGCTTCCTGGTCTGGTGTCGAGCTTCGGCCAGCTCTCCAGCACGCTGGTGGCCGGTCTCGCTCCGTACATCCCGCAGCTCGCTACGGCGTTCGGTCAGATGGCAGGCGCAGTCCTGCAGTTGGTTCCGACGATCGTGAGCCAGTTGGTTCCGGCGTTCATGACGCTGGTCCCGGCGATCCTCAAGCTCGTCCCGTCGCTGGTCTCCATCTCGTCCTCGTTCGCGAACATGCTGCCGACGATCATCCCGGTCGTCCAGATCATCCTCGAACTGGCTGGTGCGGTCATCCAGGCTGGCGCGTCCATCGCGTCGTTCCTGATCAGTGGCCTGTCCCGGCTGACGGGCATCCTGTCCGAGGTCATCGGCAAGGTCTCCGAGTGGGTGGCCTCCTGGTCGAACGGTGTGCAGCAGGTCAGCGACTACGTCGGCCAGCTCCCCGGAAAGATCAAGGGCTGGTTCGATGACGCTGGCTCCTGGCTCATTGAGGCAGGCAAGAACATCGTCCAGGGTCTGATCAACGGCATCGGATCGATGATCAGCTCCGCGGTCTCCAAGGCCAAGGAACTTGCGAGCGGCGTGAAGAACGCCGTGACCAGCTTCCTCGGAATCCATTCGCCGTCAAAGGTGTTCGAAGAGCTTGGTGTCTTCACCGGGCAGGGCTACGCCATCGGCCTCGACAAGGGCTTCGCGCCCGTCCTCGAGCAGGCCAAGGAGCTGTCCTCTCAGATCGCCGCGGCGGTCGCCAGCGGCACCCAGGATCCGACAGCCCTCCTGCAGGGATTCTCGAAGTCCGACGTAGGCCGCATGGAGAAGGTGCTCGGCACCGAGATCAAGCGGATCGAGCGCCAGGCGAAAGCTCTTGACCTCCAGGCGAAGTCCACCGGAAACGATGGACTGAAGGCTGAGGCCCAGAAGCTGCGGGACATGAAGGATCAGCTCCAGACGCAGAAGGAGATGCTCGACCTAGCAGGCGACTACAACGACGAGACGGCTTCCGGCTCGAAGGGTGGATCGCTGGAGGAGCAGGTCGCGAAGCTGATGTCTTCGCCCGTCGATTTCGCGAAGGCGACTGGCAAGCAGTTCCTTTCGGACATCGGCATCTCTGGCGAGGGCTTCCTCTCCAAGGCGCTCACCGAGGGCACGAAGTACATCTTCAACATCGGCTCGGTCGATGAGGCGCTCGACATCAAGTCGCGCCAGGAGTCCAACGACCTGCTCAAGGTCGTCGGCCGAACTTGACATCCACCAGGAGGTAACCATTGATCACCGACACCATCGTTGAACTCGAGGGTGTCAATGGTGAGTACTTCAATCTGACGACCGGTGACCAGGGCGTGTTCCTGGCCACAGACGTGGAGGGTTGTTTCTACGACCCTCCCGTCAAGGTCGTGATTGAGGAGCCGGGGAACTTCCCCGGCGCTCGCTACTTGAATCACCGAGTCCTGAAGCGCGACATCGTCTTCGGGGTTCAGATCCTCAACGATGCGAACAGCGGCCCCCGCTCCTGGCTCTCCCGAGACAGCGAGTGGCGCAAGGCATGGGCGTTCAACCGCGTCTGCAAGCTCTACGTCACGACCCCGGACTCCGGTACCAGGTATCTGCACCTGGCGCTGTTCCAGTCTCCCACCGTCGAGATGAAGACCGACCCGCGTGGCAACAGCATCAACCTCACGGTGATGAACTGCATTGCCTACGACCCTTTCTGGTACGAGGACGACAAGATCTTCTCGGCCAAGACCAAGACTGATACCCGGTTCGACCCGACGTTCTTCGACATCCCCGGCGACTGGCCGTGGGAGCGGCTCCCCAAGGAGACGCTGAAGATCAAGGTCGGCCGCGAGCAAGGTGGGCTCAACCCCACCGACCAGTACATCGCACCGAAGTGGACCGTCCCCGGTTCCACCGAGAAGATCCCCGAGTTCCCCTGGCCGTTCCCTCCGGGCGTGCCGATCCCGTGGGAGCGTGCGCCTTTCACTCAGTTCGTCATCCCGGACTACTCGTTCGAGGACGAGGAGTTCCGCGACCGTCGACTCAAGCTCCCCGGCTTGATCTACGGGGAGAACTGCGTCGTCGACACCGACCGTCGCGAGGAGCAGATCGCCTCCGAGTCGGGCTCGCCTGTGTGGGCCCGCATGAACGGCGTCAGGTTCCGCAACTGGATCCCGCCGTACACCGAAGAGGCTGAGTTCGTCATAGACGCGTCGGGATGCGCTCCGGGGCAAGTGGTAACGCTTCGGCTCCCGAGGCCGTGGACGCGCTGCTGGGGGCTCGAGTGAGTGGCCTGAAGTCCCTCGCTCAGTCCGAGGATCTGTGGAAGCTGATCCAACAGCGTCGAGCCAAGCGAGAGGCCGCACGCCTAGCGCCGGCCGATGTGGAGCTGCGTGACGGCGACTTCCGCCTCCGCGGCGCTGTCGCTGGCGAGCGACTGCTCGAGTGGGAGTTCATCGAGAACGAGGTGGGCAACTGCACGCTGCAGCTCTCGCTGAGCCACTACCTGGCCAAGTGGGTGATGAACCACCGCGGTCGAGCAAAGCGGAACGTCATCATCAACATCGAGAAGCAAGGCGCTCGATGGACCGGGATGATGGATCACTACCGGGTCGTCAAGACCGACTCCGGTGACGCTTACCTGGAGATCGTGTTCCTGCACGACTTTGCCCAGACTCGTCACATCCGCGTGTGGTGTAACCCGTTCCTGCGGCCTGAGCTGCAGTTTCCGAAGGTGTGGATCATCTTCGGCCCGGCGAAGTGGTGCTTGCTGGTTACGCTCTTCGTCAATCTACTCCGACTCGAGACGAGTCTCTGGACTCTCCCGGATGATCCCACGGACATCAACGAGTGGATGGGCCCGAGCTTCAACCCAGCAAACTGGCGGAACATCGTCAAGCCGTTCCCGTTCCTCGCGGACAACAGTCCGGTCACGATGGTGTTCAGCCGGTTCGGGACGTTCTACGACACCGCGAAGCAGATCCTCAACGACCATCAGCTCACGCTGACGTGTCGCCGGTACATCAAGGACCGCGACCCGCACCCGTTCGAAGATCTCAAGGGCGTCTGGGGCATCGATCCGCTCGAAGACCTGCTGCAGAAGATCCCGCTCCGGGATGGCTGCGTCGTCTGGGACATCGAGGACAACTCGGGCTGGGGTGGACAGACCGCCTTCGGCGGTTCGTGGCTCACCGGCTTCCTCCGGGCTGCTGTGACCCTCGCGGGTGACGGTCAGGTCGAGGGGGTCGACGTATTCACGGGTGACTACACGTTCCCCGGCGAGTACTACAGCCCGTACTTCCTGGGCACCAGCCCGCTGGCTCCGCACGTCGTGTTCGAGGAGGGTCCGCTCACCGGGATCAAGTCGAGTGAGTTCTCGTACTACGAGGCCACCGACACCAGCTTCCTGGCAGGAGGCCAGTCAGCTCCGGGCATCAACGAGGGGATCTCCACGGCGGTGAACGTCGGAGGCGATTTCCTGACCTCGCTGATCAACCAGGCGCTGGGCGGCATGATCGACCTTCCGCCTCTGGGCGGCACGCTCGACGCGATCCTGTCCCCGCTGTACACCGACGTGTTCGGTGCGTTCATGGAAGTGCCGACGCTGCGTGCGTCGGGCATCCATCTCCCGATCTCTGGTCTCGAAGACGTGATCACCGACCTCGGTGACTTCCACTACTTCGAGGGCATGGCCGAAGGGTCGATGAAGGCGTTCACCCTGAGCGCGTTCGCCGCCATCGCGGCCGAGATCTACAAGACCCGTGCTCGCACGGCCCACACCCTCAAGGTGTCAGACGCCTCGCCGTACATCTTCGCTCCAAAGCCCTACGGGCACTGCTGGATCGGAGACCGTGTCGGCACGTCTGTCCTGGGTTACCCGGTCGAGCACCAGCTCTTCGTGGAGCGCATCAAGAAGGTCAAGTACAGCCAGGGCACCGATGGCCCGAAGCCACTCGAGATCGAGATCGGCTACCGCGAACCGAAGAACCCTGCTCTATCCGTCCTCGAGGAAGTCAAGCGCATCAACGGTGGCTTGAGTACCGCGGGATGGCTCTAAACCGAAAGGCACGCCAATGATTCCGTCCCAAGAGTCCCACGACCCCGACAAGCCGCGAGAGCACGTCGCATGGGCGCTTCGCAATCTCCCGATGATTGCAGGCGTCGGAGCGATCACGCACCCTGCGTATCTGTCGGACTGGTCGGAGCACTTGTGGCGGTGCGGCTTTCGGCACGTCGACTGGATCCGGGGGCTGGCTGATGAGGACGGCAACATCCACGTCAGTCAGCTTCCCGACCAGGAGATCAAGTTTCAGCCGGCCTTCAGAGGCCAGCGCCATGACATGAACAACGCCGCCCGATGGGTCGGCAAGGACGAGCCCGATCCCGAGCCCGTCCGTATCCCCGACATCCGCAAGCTGACGCAACAGGAGAACGAAGCGATGCTTCGCCAATACCGAGAAGCCGGAATGATCCCGGACAACTCCGCTGGCCCGCCTATGGCTGAGGAGTTCACAGCGTGAACCCCGTCTACCAGCCCACCGGATGGATCGACCTGATCCCCTACTTCCTCGTAGCTGCACCCGCGATTCTCACCGCGGTGCTGGGCGTGAAGAACGCCAAGCTCAACAAGCTGCGCCACCAGGAGAACAAGGGCCGGATCGAAGAGCTGAAGTACGAGATCACCAACGACCACGGCACCAACATCCGCCACGACATCGACGCGATCCGAGACATGGTCCGCGACGGGTTCACCGAGACCCGCAAGGACATCAGCGGGCTCCGCGAAGAGCTGCGGACAGAACGCATCGAGCGCATCGAGGGTGACCGGCTCCGCGTGGTCTACAACGTAGGAGGCTAGATGAACTACCCCACAACGCCTTTGGAGGCGATTGGGGCTGACGGCGCATTCCAGATCGGCGGGGGCGACTTCGACTTCGGCCAGGGCTACACCGAGAACCTGATCAAGAACCTGTTCGAGGTGCCGTTGCCTACGTCGGGCCAGGCGGTCGAGGTGTTGACTCAGCAGCTCAAGAGGCTGCCGCTGGACGCTCTGAAGACGTTCAAGGAGATGATTCCGGGCACGATCGATGACGACTTCATCGACGTGACGACGGCGGTCGCGACGATCATCGGTAACCTGGCGAGCCTGCCGAAGGCGCTACTGTCCGGTGACTTCGATGAGTGGGTCTCGACCACCTACAACGTCGTGTCGACCGAGCTGAAGCAGATCCTCGAGATCCTCGGCGGTCTGATCGTCACTCCGATCAACGAGGCGGTCCAGGCCGTCAAGGACTGGTACCACCAGCAGCAGAACGACATTCAGACTGCGCTGCAGAACGGCGCTCAGCAGCTCCGCGATCAGCTCACCGGCATCGTCAACTCCACGCCATCGGACGTGGACAACTGGCTCCTCGGGCTTCTGACGGGTGAATCGATCATCCCGAAGGAGAACATCTCCGGGTTCAACGAGGCTCTGAATGACGCTGTCGCACAGGCACAGCAGAAGATTCGGGACGCCCTGACTGGCGTGGTGAACGCTACCCCGACGCAGCTCGACAACTGGCTGCTGAACCTGCTGACCGGCAACTCGACGCTGAACGCTGGGAAGCTGTCCGGGACCGCCCCCGCGGCGGTCATCCCGACTCTGCCGCAGTCCAAGATCCAGAACCTGGTATCGGACATCGCCGCGAAGCTGGGGATCAACGACCCCCTGGACGCGACCAAGCTGACCGGTACTGCGCCGACCGCGGCGATCCCGGCGCTGGGAATCGGCAAGCTCCCCGACCTGCAGTCGCTGGTCGACGCTGCCACCAACGCTCTCTCGGGCAAGACGCAGACGGGCCAGGAAGAGGCCAACACCGCCCTGACCGACGCGAAGAACACGATGGCGAATCTGTTCACGATGCTGACCAAGGTCACGCGTGACGTGCAGGCTCTGCAGTCGGAGAACGACTCGACCACTACCGGTGGCCGTCGATTCAACATCAGCTTCAGCGACTACGCAGACGGGGCGTTCCCCGCCTCGCTGTTCAACCTGACGTACTCGGGCGCTGGCACTTCGACGCTGGCCATCAGCAACGGCAACGCGACGTGGAACTACGCAGGCAACGGCTACCGCCGAGCCACGATGATCTACCCGACGCCGACGCTGACATCGCAGCAGATCGTGCGAGGCACGCTCGCCTCGCCGCCGTCACAGGGCACGAACGTCCGCATCTGGTCGATCGCCCGCGCCAACGCGGCCGGGACCGACTACGTGTTCGCCCGTGGGTACTGCACGGGCTTCCTGAGCTACCGCGGCGACATCGGCTGTGTGAAGAACGGCATCGAGTACGTCTGGGCGTCCAACATCCCGCTGACGTGGTCTCTGGACATGCGGATCATCTGCGGCGTCGGCAACAACCCGCGCCGACACCAGGTGCTCTCGGGCAACTCGATCGTGGTCGACATCATCGAACCGGCCGGCGCTCAGAGCGTCATCGACGCCAACCACTGCTACTGGGGAGCCATCTCCGAGACCGACGGCAACAAGGGCCCCGGCACGGTGGCAGGCGCTTCGGTGGCCGACAACGCACCGCCCGCGGTGGTCGGTACGACGTTCCGGGCCTCTCGGCGCTCGACGGCTGACGTGACCATCAGCAGCGGCGGCGCGAAGGTGCCGAACAACTTCTACGAGACGGTCGACTACCAGTCGGACGACTTGACGTACACCCCCGGCACGAACTGCCGACTGACGGCGACCAAGCAGGGCACGTACATCGTGCAGTTCCGAACCTTCCACGGTGTGTTCTCCACCGGCACCGGAGGGTGCGCTCTGCTGTACAAGAACGGCTCTCCGTTCGCCCGAGGATCGTGGGGCTGCACTGAGTTCTCCGCGGGCTTCGCGGTCGTCGTCTCGACCGAGGACGCCACGGCGGGCACCTTCATCGTCCCGATGAACCCCGGCGACTACATCGAGCCAGGGTTCGAGTTCTCGAACAACATGAGCAATACCGGCGACTCGAAGTTGGTCGACGGCTCGCACTCCTATTTCGCGGTCACCCGCGTAGGCATCGCCTGACAGATTCCCCCCTCTTCGGAGGGGGGATTTTGTCGTTTACGGGGGCGTCAAAGCGTACCGTGATTGATCATGAATCTCGAGAAGCTGACCCCGCGCCGACGCGAGGAGCTGATCCGGGAACTCGAGATCGAGCACCGAGTAGCTGTAGTCGAAGCGGCCAAGATCAGTCGAGAGATCCGCGAGCTGCAGGCCGCGCTCGCCGCCAAGGAACGGCGCATCCGAGAGATCGATGACGGCATCGAGATACTGAGAGGGTGAGTGTGGGATACGGCATCGAATACACCCCGAAGGCCCGCCGCAAGGTGGTCGACATCCGCCCGAAGGCGGGTCCGGTCACGGTGACGAAAGCAGACGGGACGCAGGAGATCGTCCCGCCGCTGCCACCCAAGAAGACGCGGAAGAAGCGCCGGAACCGCTAGGCTCCCGCCAGCTCCGACATCCTCTTCGCGATCTCCTCATCACGGGCCTCAGAGGCCATCTGGTACTTCATCGCCATCCGCGGAGTCGTATGACCCAGCCGCACCATCAACTCCTTCGTGGTGGCCCCTGACTGGGCTGCCAGAGTGGCTCCCACGGCCCGGAGGTCGTGGATGCGGAGGTCGGTTCGACCGATCTTGGCGTAGCCCTTCTTGAGCGCCCGCGTGAACGCGGACTTCGAGAGTCGCTGGCCCTGAGTCGTAGTCACCAGCAGAGCCTCTGGCCCCTTGTTCATCTTGGTCCGGTCCTTCATGTGCTCGCGGATCATCTGAGCGACGTGAGGCGGCACGGTCACCGGCCGCTTCGACCGGACGGTCTTGGTGTTGCCGACGACTACCTTCTGGCCGACGCGGGCCGCACCGCGGCGCACGCGGAGCTTCATCGTCTCCCCGTCGTCATCGATGTCCTTCCGGCGAAGCTCGATCAGCTCGCCGAAGCGCAGGCTCGTCCAGGCGAGGATGTAGACCGCCACGCGGTAGTGCTCGAACACCTCCCCGGCCACGATGTCCAGTTCCTGCGGCGTGAGGGCTTCCACGTCGCGCTCAGCGGGAGCCTTCTGCTCGATCCGGCACGGGTTCTCCGACAGCAGCTTGTCCTCGACAGCGGTGTTCATGACGGCCCTGAGCACGTTGTAGGCGTGCCGACGAGCCGTCGGGTACTCCTTGCCCATCCCGGCCCACCACGCCCGTACGAGGGCTGGTGTCATCTCAGCAACGGCTGCATCTCCCAGCACCGGGTAGATCCGCTTGCGTGCGTGCGTCTTGTACAGCTCCCGAGTGCCCTCCGCGAGGTCTCGTTCCTCGAGCCACTTCTTGGTGTACTCCTCGACCGTGATGGCGTTGGCGGCTGCCTTCTTGGCCCGCTCCTCGGGCGGCGTCCACTGCTCCATCTCGATCAGACGCTTCTCGCTCGCCAGCCAGGCTTCCGCGTCCATCCGGCTGTCGTATGTGTGCGGCGCGTAGTACCGGACCCCGTCGTTAGGGTGGACGTACGACGCTTGAACCCGGCCGCTGCGCTGCGTCTTCAGCGCACCCCATCCTCTGCGTTGTGCCATGCGAGAAGGGTACCGGGTTGCAACTCTCATGCAACTCCCGAGCTGTGGACCGATGTTTTTACCTGGGATTTCTTGTTACATCAGGGTTGCAGAGCGGAGGGGGTAAAAACCTAGCCTGAGCTGCAGAGATGCAATCTTTGGACCCCCATACTTCCAAACTAGCTACGCGGGTTCGATTCCCGTCGCCCGCTCTGCAGGTCGAAGGGTGTTTTCGCCCTCTGGCCTTTCTCTTTCTGAGGGGCATGCAACTCTCATGCGACTCTCCTGACCTGCAGAGATGCGGTTGCGCCGAGGGGCACGGACGGGCTACCTTGCAACTCGTCACGAATACAGAGAGCCCCTGACCTGCGCCAACAGATCAGGGGCGATACACCAGATAGGAGCTGGTGCTCGATGATTGTTGCACGTCCGAGAGTTGCACGGAGAGTTGCAACAGCCGGAACCGTCGCCGTAGGCGGTCTCGCATTCGCCCTCTCATTCACCGCGCTGAGCGAGCTGTCAGCGGCCAACGGAGTCGGCCAGGCGTGGATGGTCCCGCTCGTTGTCGACGGCGGCATCATCGTCGCCACGATGGCGACTGTCGCTCTGCGGAGCCACGGCTGGTACGCCTGGACTCTGCTCCTGCTGTCGTCGTTGGTCTCTGTGGCGGGCAACGTGGCCCACGCTCAGCCCCACGGGCCCATCGCGATGGGGATCGCGGCGATTCCGCCGCTGTGGCTCCTCGCATCGACGCATCTGACCGTCCTCCTCTACCGGGAGGCCGGCGAAAGTCGCTCAGAATCGATTTCAGAGCCTGTCCTGACCAGGGCTTTTGCCGAAGCAGCTTGACTGCGCCCGACCGGGCACTTCAACAACAAAATAGAGAGGGATCACCTTGAAGATCACATTCGCACTGGCAGCACTGACCGTCGCCGCGACGATCGCGGCTCCGACAGCGAACGCCGACGACGACTACGACGTGGGGTGTGCGTTCGACCGATGGGGGTTCCTGGGCAGCCAGGTACGGACCATCTGCGACGGCCCGAAGCGACCAGACGGGAGCTGGCACCGCGGCCGGATCATCGATGTGCCAGCGCACGTCAACCCGGCCAAGACGACGTGCAGCGGCACGTACTCGGTGACCTGCACCAGCTACGACAAGGAGTACGTGGAGCGCCGGGAGATCGAGAAGGTCTTCTACGACCTGACCGACGACACGGTCCCGCCGGGGGAACCTGGGTGGCTGGCCGAGGGCGTGGAGATCGGCAACGCTCTGTAGAATACATAGAGAACCTATGTAGTTGGGAGGCACAAAAAAAGCCCCGGAAGAGCCAGGCGCAATGCCCAGCCCCTCCGGGGCTCCTCTCGTTGCTACTTGCCGATGGGACGCATGAGCGCCTCGACCGAATCGCGCTCGACGCGAATCAGCCTGGGGCCCAGACGAACAGCCTTCAGCTTGCCCTCCGCGATGTAGTTGCGGACGGTGTTGGGGTGGACGCCAAGGTAGTTGGCGGTCTCTGCGATGGATGCGCGGGGCGGCATCTGCGTGGTCCTCCTAGTAGAAGATCGGGCCGATTCCGGGCGTCGTGCCGATCGGCGGCACGTAGATGACTCCGTGCGGGGTCTCGTCGTACGACCCAGCTCCGGTGTCGCCATCGCATGCGGTGAGGCCGAAGACGATGGTGATGAAGATCGCCACCGCCAAGGCGAGTTGCTTCAGCTCTCTCATTTGTCGAGTTGCCTTTCCAGTTCGAGGATCTCGGCTCTGAGGCCGATGTTCTCCAGCAGCGCGTCAGCGAGCTGGCCCTGTGCGATGTCGTTGGCCTCGTCCTTGCGAGTGGCCTCATCGATCGCGTCGTGCAGACGCCGGATCAGGTCCGGGACGGCACCGTGGAGCCCAGCGACGAACTCGGCATCCGCCTGATCCATGAACGCCGCCAGCGGACGGCGCTCGTCCTTCTCCTGGTGGACTGCGATCAGGTTGTACGAGCCGGGGAACGACTCGTCCTCTTCGGGCATCCAGTAGGAGTGCTCGGCTCCGGTGGTCTGCGACCACTGCTGGTAGAGGATGTCGAAGAACTGGTGGTCCTGGTCGTCGGTGTCGATCATGCGAAACTCCTCATCAGTTCCAGGTAGTCATCTGCGATCTGCAGACGCAGGTTCATCCAGCGGGCCAGGTGCTCGTCTTCCCAGGTCTGGGGCCGGAAGGTGGCTGACTCGACCAGGAAGTCGAGCCGCAGCCGGTGGAAGTCGTCTCGGCCACCAGGCTTGAAGTCGATGCCGTCTTCGCTGATGTACCAAGGCAACTCGTAGCCGTCGAAGTAGACGGCCTTCTCGGTCACCAGCACCTCCGGGAATCGGTGCTCGGTCACGCAGCCTCCTTCGGCACGACGAACGCCTCGTAGCGGATGACGACGAAATCATCTGGGATGCGGACGATCTCACCATCCAGCTCGTACTCCCACGGGAAGCTGATCCCGTCGATGGTCGGTCGCTCGATGACCTTCGACTTGATCGTGCCCACGACCCGGCCCAGCTCCTCGAACTTGATCCGGGCCGAGGTCTTGAGGGCTTCGTGTGCGTCCCCGGCGAACCACTCGAGGAAGTTCTTCGAGACCGGCTGCAACATGGCAGCCTTCTGGGCGGTCGGCACTACATGAGCCCCCTGTCCTTGAGGGCGTCGACCATGCTGTCCCAGAGCTTGTGGGCGGTCCACCGGAAGTACTGCGGGTCGTCTTGGATCTCCGGGGTGGTCGTGGTGACCACCTCGACCTTCTCGTCGCCGTACTCCAGCGTCAGCTTGAAGGTGGTGGGGCGGAACGCTTCTGGGACAACCCCGTCACCCTCGCCGTGCCACTGCAGGTTCAGTCCGAACCCCATCAGTGGCGACCCAGGTACGGGATGATGCTGGTGCGGAACTCGAAGAACACCATGTCGGCCGGAACATCGTCCGGGGTGTCCGCGGGCCGCTCCGCGGTGAAGACGCCGATCTCCCCGCCTTCGAGGGTGCCCAGCCGGTTGAGCTTGTAGATCGCCAGACCCATCAGCTCGTCGTCCAGACCGTTCGGGGCTGGCAGCACTACTTTTGCCTGTGGCATGTTCTCTCCTTCGGTGTATGTCAAGCGCGACTCAGAAGTCAGCGCCGTAAAGCGATCCCCATGACCGCTTCCCAACTTCGGGGTCGGTTCCGATCAGCACCGGACCCATCTCCTCGGCCATGAGCTGGCCGATGTGTGCAGCGGCTCTCTCAGCCTCTGATTCGGGCAGAGAGGCCACGATCTCGTCGTGGATAGGCAGCCGTAGGTACGGCGTGTATCCGGCATCGTGGAGGCGAATGAGCGCCTTGCACGTCACGTCGCGGGAGGTCGACTGGATCATGTAGTTCAGCGCCGAATACGTCCGGGCACTGTCCACCGGCAACCGGCGACCCATCGGGTTGATGATGTAGCCGTTTCGGCCGGCCTCCATCGAGAGCTTCTTCGAGTACCGCGTCACCCCCGGATACGTCCGGGAGAACGCCTCATGGACGCTCTTGGCCACAGGGATCGAGATCCCCACAGCCCCGGCCAGCGCCTCAGCGCCGCCGCCGTAGACCTTCTGGAAGTTGGCGGTCTTCCCGACCTTCCGCTCCACCCCGGCCGCGTCAGCGGTCATCTGGTGGAGGTCAGCTCCGGTCTTGAACGCCTCGATCATCGCCTTGTCGCCAGAGAGCGCCGCCAGGACGCGAAGCTCCTGCGTCTGGTAGTCGATCGACGCCATCACATCGCCTGGCTCGGCGAGGAAGCACCGCCGCACGATCCAGTCCGACGACGGCAGCGTCTGCGCCGGGATACCGGTGATCGACATGCGCGAGGTCCGCGCCTGCAGCGGGTTGATGAAGGTGTGGCAGCGGTCCTCAACGTCACGCGTGTCGAGGAACTTCTGCACCCACGTCTTCCGCCACTTGCCCAGCTTCTTGGCCTCCTGAGCGATGGCAGCCAGCTCGTTGCCGTCCTTGACCAACTGGTCGAGCAGAGCCTTGTCGACCTGGCGCTTGCCGGTCTCCGTACGACCGGTGATCTTCACGCCCATCTCCTCGAGCCCCTCGGCCAGATCCTCGGTCGAGTTGACCTTCTCCACGCCGTACTCGGTGAAAGCGATTGCCTCCCAGACCTGTTGCTCACTGAGCCACTTCTCGGCGAGCTGTTGCGAGTACTCCACGTCGAGCAGGAAGCCCTGCCGGTCGATGTAGCTGCAGATCTCGGAGAGCTTGTGCTCGTAGGGCACCAGGGACCGACTCACGTCGGGCACCAGCGGCGTCAGGCTCCTGCAGACCCGTGCGGTGAAGACCGTGTCCATCCCCGCGTACTTCAGGTACTCCGGGTGGAAGAGGTCGATCGTCGCCCAGATCTTCGCCTTGGTCGTCTTGTGCTCCGCGGCCAGCTTGGCCATGAGCTTCTTGACCGTCTCAGCCTGCTCCTTCGAGATGAACTCAGCGATCAGCTCTTCCAGCGAGTGGCCGAACCCACCGGCCTCGTAGGGCCGGGGGTCCACCAGCTTGGCCAGGATCTGCGTGTCCAGCACGCGGGGCCACAGACCCTCCATCTCGATCCCGAAGCACTGGTCGAGCACCTGGAGGTCGTAGGAGGCGTTCTGCATCACGACCGTCCGCAGAGCGCCGATGGCGATCCGCACGTCCTCGATGAACACGTCGCCCAGCTCCACCGGCACCACCCAGGCTTCGTCCTGAGTACCGAACTGGACGAGGCGGCACTCGAAGGTGTCGCTGTAGATGTCCAGCCCGGTGGTCTCAGTGTCGACGGCGAGGCAGTTGAGATGAGCACGGATGAAGTCGCGGAAACCGGCCAGATCCTCTGGAGTTTCAACGACGTTGATGGTGACGAGGTCTCCCTGAACCTCATGCCGTAGCTCGATCACAAACGCTCCTAGTTCACTTCGATGTCGGGCTTGTAGTGCATGGCGAGGAGGCCGTGGCCGCGCCCGTAGTCGGTGGCGACGACCGCCTCTTTGGGGATTCGCAGCAGCGCCTCGATCAGCTCGCCGACCGTGGTCCCGCCGTTCCAGTCGAGGCTGGCTTCCCTTGTCGTGAACGGGATCTCGTACCGTTCGACGTTCTTGATCTGCATCAGTCCTCGAGTCCCAACGCGGTGATGAACTCCTCGGCCACCTCAAGGCAGCGGTCCATGTATTCGAGGAGTGCCTCCGGGTAGTTCTCCCGTGAGCCGTACTTCTCTGCCGCCTCGTTGGAGGCGACGAGAGTCCCGTACATCGCTGCGGTGACCGACAGGGGCTCGGGGAACTTCTCGTACGCTTCGATCAGCTTCATCAGTGGTAGAGCCCCCGAACGAGACGCGAGATGGTGGCCGGGTTCACGCCGTAGTTGCGGGCGAGATCCTTCTGCTTCGCGCCGCCGTAGTAGGCGTCCCGGATGTCCTTGGCGTCCTGGCGGGACAGCTTCTTCCGGTTCGGCCGGCTCGGGCCCTTGGGCGGCTCGGGCTCGCCCTTGACGAACGCCTCACCGAACGCACGCTTGGCTGTGTCGAGCTGCTGGCGCAGCTCCCTGTTCGCGGCGGCGTAGGCCGTGGCATGGCCAGCGAGGCGCTGGTTGGAAGCCATCAGTTGGGCGTTCTCGGCCCGTATGGCCATCAGATCGCCCGTCAGGCTGTTGTTCTCGCCCTCCAGCGATGCGCTCCACGCACGCTCGTCGGCCAGCTCCTGGCGCAGTTGCTTCTTGGTCACGTACTTCACTCGGATCCTCCAAAATCCTCGATGGTGTCCTGGGTCTCTTCCTCGGTCATGTAGTAGAAGTCAACGACCTTGTCCCAGTTGAAAACTCGGGCCGTGAGATCGTCGTGAATGATCTGCAGCGTGCCCTCTTGCGTGTCGAGTACCGGCTCTCCCGCGATGACGTGGAAGCGGTCCTCGAGGTTGATGACTGTCGCTCTGCGACCCATGTCAGGCTCCGTACGGTTCGTCGGGGATGTCCTGGTAGGTGTTGGGAGCGATGTCCCGGAGCTGCGCGAGCAACTCCCCTGCCAGTTCTCGGATCTCGGCATCCGCGGCGACATGCCAGCGAGCCTTGATGACGTTCCGCCACGCTCGGTGGTTGCCGGTCACGACCATCGGTGAGTTGGTCATGTTGGGCAGGACCGCTCGGGCCGCTTCGCGTGCCTGCTTCCGGGGCAACCCGGCCGACTCGAAGATCAGCATCAGCGCCGCGTAGGACGCGTCTGACTGATCCTTGGCCTGCAGCAGGATGTCCTCGGCGTACGCCTTGTCCAGCGGCATGAGCTTCTCGAGCACCGGGGGCCAGTGGACGCCCAGCGGCGTCGGGTCGACGTACCGCTGCGACACCACGCTGAAGCTCAGGTGGCGATGCCGTTCCAGCTCGGTCAGGACCGACCGGCTGGTCTCGATGTAGAACGTCGCCGACGCGTGTTCCAGCACCGATTCGTGGCCGACCTCGAGGATGTGAGCGAGGTAGTCCTCGTTCTCCGCGGTGGCCGGGTTCGGCCGGTGGAAGCTGCGGTAGCAGTTCCGGCCTGCGAACTCAGCCAGTTCGTCGGCATCGAAGTCACCGAACGTCCCCGACTCGGGCTCGGTGTAGATGTCGGGCTCAAACCCGATGTCGCGCAGCGCATCCGTGGAAACCTCGGTGGCTGCAATCAGCTTGACTTTCATGCTCTCCGCTCAGAGATGGGTCGAGCCCCCTCCCCCGAAGGGGAGGGAGCCCGGTGGATGACAAGTAGGGGAGCTGCCTCTACCTGCTGTTGAGGAACTGCGCGTCACACTGCTGATCGCGAGGCGCGGTGCAGACGAACATCTTGTAGGGGTTGCCGGTCTTCTTCGACACACCCGACTTGAACTGCATCTCGCCGTGCGAGCAGTACCGCTTCTCGCCGCCCGGAGCTTCCTGGGCAGGCTGCGGGGCCCGCGACTGCTGCTGCTGAGCGCCGCCGCCCGCGTTACCGGCCGGCTTCGCGCCAGAGCCCGCGTAGACACCAGCGATCTGCTGCACCCGATCCATCAGCGCCTTGAACTCCGGGGTGGAGATCTTGGCGTACACGTCCGCCGGGTCAGCGCCCTTCACGACCACCCACGGGTCGCTGTACGCGCCCGCGAACTTGAACGTGGCCGACACCCCGTCGGTGGAGTGCTGGACCGACACCGAATCGACAGCCGCCGCGGAGGCGGTGGTCGCTACCGGAGCTGCTGCAGGGGCAGGCGGCTCGGGCTCGGACTGCTGGGCGGGGGCACTGCTCCACGGATCTTCGTAGGACAAATGACTACCTTTCACTTAATCGGGCATGCGCCGTTGGCGCACATTTCATCGACACCGTCTTCGACGGCCTTGGCAGCAGCAGATTCGTACTGCTGCTTGGTGATTCGCTCGTAGGGAGCCTGCTCGAAGCTGGCCTCCGGGAAGATCGTGGAGCCCTTGATGAGCCCTGCGAACTTCTCGAGCACGCCCGCCACATCGGCGGGGCTGTAGACCGTGGGCTCGACGTTGGCGGTGAAGCTCACCGCGTTGTCGGCCCAGCACGTCTGGTAGAGCGCCTGGAAGGCCAGGAGCTGGGTAAGTGTCAAGTCGTCAGCCGACTCAACGATCTCCTCACCGTCGCGCCCGTACCGGTCCACCACGGCCTGGACGAGAGTGTCCTTGGTCGGGATGGTGACCACCGCCGTGTTCGGAGCGAACAGGTCGTCCTCGACGTGGTAGCCCAGCGCGGCCTGCTCTTCGAGCGCCTTGGCGTCCGAGAGCTTGTTGAACCGGATGCGCCGGTTGAAGTACTTCGAGAAGATCGGGTGAATCCCCTCGCTGACTCCTGCCAGCTTCGCGACCGTGCCCGTGGGCGCGACCGTCCGCTTCTTCACCGGGACCGGGATCCGCAACTCATGACAGAACCTGGACGCCTCAGAGTCGACCTCAGACGCCAGCTCCCGCAAGAAAGCGGTGAACCGCTTGTCTCCGGGTGCCTGTGAGTACCTACGGCCCGTGAGGGCCAAATAGGACGCCACACCCAGATGCCCAACACCGATGCGGCGGTTGCGATCCAGAACCTCCCGGCTCTTGGGATCGGCCACGGCCGAGAACGTCGCCCGGATCAGGAACCGCGTCATGAGACGGTGGGCCCGGATCAGATCGAGGTAGTCGGTCTTCCCGGCGTCGGTGACGAACGCCGCCAGGTTGATGTGGCCGAGGTTGCAGGGCTCCCACGGCTCGAGCGTGATCTCGCCGCAGGGGTTGGTGCAGACCACCCGGTTGGGCTCCCCGACGTTGGAGAGGCTCGAGTCCCACATGCCAGGCTCGCCGTTGCGGACGGCTCCCTCGCTGAGGTACCGCATGATGCGGCGGGCTCGCGCCGCGCCGTCGGTGTCCTCGTCGTCATCGAGGTTGTCCCAGAAGTCCTGGTCGACCTCGACCGAGATGTTCGTCGTCCAGTGCTCACCGGAGGTGGCCTTGATGTTGATGAACTCCTCGACCTGGGGGTCACGCCAGTGCATCATCGACATCCGCGCCGACCGGCGCACACCACCAGCCACCACGCAGGAGGCGATCGCGTGATCGATCTCCATCGCGCTGAGACCGCTGAGAGCCAGACCCTCGTAGGCGTGTTGCGACAGGAGCTTGCCGACCTTGATCAGCATCAGAGCGAACGGCTCAGGGCCGCTCGCCGTCCCCCCGAACGTCTTGAGCTTCGACCCGGCCGGCCGAACCCGTGACACGTCGTACACGCGCTGGAAGTGACTGACCTCGTCCCGGTAGTGGGTGTCGATCAGATCTGTCAGGGCTGCCGCCCAGCCCTCCCGTGAGTCCTCGACCTCGAAGGCACCGACCCAGTCCGGGTCGTACTCGGTAGACAGGATGCCTGCCGCCTTCATCGACTCGTAGTCGGGATGGTCTGGGTCGCAGACGATGTGGACGTACAGCTCCTGCTGAACCGCCCCGTAGTGCTCGAGGTAGTGGTTGCTGTAGTTCGCCCCTACTCCCCCGCCCTCCATGAGACGCAGGAAGGTGAAGGAGAAGTGGTCCGACACCCGGTCTGTCCACCCTGCAACCCAGCAATTGAACAAGTGCTGTGCATTTCGCACCCCGGATGCCCAAAGATGCCGTCCAGCAGGCAGGATCTTGAACTGCTCCATGAGCCTGATGAGTTGCTCACGCTCATCAGGTAGCTGGTGCCGTGCGTCAACGAGTCGTAGGTTGCCATCCACCACTCGCTCAACGGTCTCGGGCCAGGTCTCCTTGGAGCCGTCTGGCTTGGTCCGGGCGTAGGTGCGCTCATAAACCAGCCTTCCTGTTGGCCCCCAGGGGATTTCGTCAGTCACTACTTCCTCTCAGTCATTTCGTACGCTTTGAAATAGGCGTCAGCGGAGTCGCCACCGGAGAACGAGACGCCGTACTCGATCGGTCCACCGCCGCGGACCTCACAGGTCACGACGCCCTTCTTGCCCCGGAATCGCTTCCAGGTACCGGTGACCGGGTACTTCGATTCGTCACGCTCGATGACGACCTTGGTGCCCTTCTTCATCGCGCTCCGTAGCCGGGGGTGAAGATCCCCCCGACGTACATCTCGAGGTCTTCCTGCGGCCAGTTCTCGAGCCGCATACGCGGGCCTGGGAACAGCTCGGGGAACACCTCGCCGCGGTACATCTCCGAACCGGGCATCCCGTTGAAGATGGGATCCATGATGTTGTGCATCAGCACCTCCCCCCAAGGAACTCGGGGAGCGACGGCTCGTAGAGGTACTCGTCACGCAGCTCGGGATGCTCGATCAGCAGGATTGCGATCGTGGCAGTCGGGTCGGAGTGCCCGTCCCCCTGCATCTTTCGCGTGTCCGGGAAGACCGCAGCCTTGCTGCCAGGGCCATCCTTGACGACGATCCTGCCGCGGTCGTCCCGCTCGACGCCCGCTGTGATCGCGATGATGTTGACGTGCTCGGTCAACGACTTCACCGCCCGCTTGAGCATCGCCGCCTCAGACGTACTGGCTGGCGGCACGATCCCGTCGATGTACCGACTCCTGATCGACTCGGCCTGGCGCTCGTTCTGAGCGTCCAGCGCCTTGATCGCCAGGGGCAGGATGTCGAGCAGGTAGCGGTTGGTGCCCTCACCGCGCAGCGCCTCGCGGACGTTGTCCGACGAGTAGTGGCTGCGAGCCTCGAAGAGATCCTTGGCCTTGGCATCGCCCGACAGGATGTTGAAGCACTGCCTGCGGACGTAGAGCACCGCCTCGCCCTCGCTGAGGCCGTCGATCGTGTTCTGGATCTTCGGGCTCCCCAGATACCAGACCCACAGCTCTTGGACTAGCTCCTCGGCCGTCAGGTCGGTTTCCCAGGAGACCAACGCCTTTCGGGCCGCTTTGCTGAAGACCTTGTTGATGTCCGGGCTCAAGGCATGACCTTTCGTAGGTACTCCTCCCGGTCCAGGCCGTGAGGCAGGCTGCGTGTGATCTCGTCCGCGAACACCTCGCGGACCTCCTTGCGGGTGATCCGCCTCGATCGGGCGTTCTTGTGCAGGTAGGGCAGGGTGGATGTCAAGTTTCAGACCTTCCAGACTCGGCCGTCGACCGCGAACCGACCGTGCTCGATCGGGACGACCTCGGGCTTGACGTACGGACCATCGACCGTCAGCAGGCCAAATCCCTGCTGCCAGTTGCCAGTTCCGCCTTTGAGGTAGGACGCGTGCTTCATGTCCATGAGGTTGCCGACCTCCATGCCGGTGACCTGCTTGCCGACGACAGAGCCGAACCCGAAGGACTCGCTGATCACGCCCAGGCGGTGGGTGTGGCCGATGACGACCGACTTGTTGAACCGCTTCGCGCCGTTGAGCGCGGTCGCACCAGCGATCCGCGAGATGCTCATCTGGCCGCGGTGGCCGTGCGTGGTGACCCACCCCGGAGCGAACTCGTTGAAGTCAGGCAGCAGCTCGATGCCGAAACCGTCGAAGTCCAACAGGTTCTCGATGTGGAACGCACCCTCGAACTCCGCGAGCGCGGGAGCGTACTTGGTGAGGTACTCCCGTGGCCGCAGGTCGTGATTGCCCTCATGGACGCCGATCGGCCCGTCGTAGACCTTGCGGAGCGGGCCCAGGAGCCGCCGCTTGGCCTGCTCGTTGTGTTCGAGCATCACCGGGTAGAACTCCTCGGCGGTGCCCTTGCTCCAGCGAGCTGGGGACGGGTAGTCCATCAGATCACCGATGTGGATGACGGCATCCGGCTTCCAGTCCCCGATGAATCGGATGACCGCCCGCATGGCGCGTGGATCATCGAACGGGATCTGGGTGTCCGGGATGACGACTATGCGGTCTGTCATTTGACCTCCGTGAATGGGGCGAAGCTCGGCGAGACCTCGGTGACCTCGATCTCGTCCAACTTGCGGTTGCGGCCGGTCCAGAACCAGGAGCCGCCTGCGAACGCGTAGCGGTCCCCGTCCTTGTCCTCGACCACGACATCGGTCGGAACGTCGGCGAGCGAGTCCCACTGACGCGGCGCTTCCGGGTCGTAGTCGATGAAGCCGCGCAGCTCACGCACCGGGTAACGCTGCTCCTTGGGGAGCTGCATCTTCTCGAGAACGCCTGCGTAACCGGCGATGTCGACCACCGTGTCGTTGTGGTAGCCGTTCTCCATGAACCGGGCGATCTTCAGCAGGATCATCATCACGGCCACGTCCTCGGGGGTGAACTCGGTACCGCGCTTGTAGGAGTTCCACAGGCCCGCGATGCGTTCGTGGTTCTCGCGGGCGTCCCCGTAGTCGAGGGCTCGCTGTCCGTTGATGATCTCTTCGGCGGTCGTCAGGATGCTCACAGTCCGGTCTCCGATGCGGTGAAGTAGTCGACCAGCTCGGCGAGCTTGTCGGGTTGGTAGCCGATGATCGGGTCGAAAGCGTCGGTCAGGATGACCGGCGTCGACCTGGCCTTGAGTACGTCGCGGACGTAGGTGTACGCCTCGGCGTTGGCGCTGAGGTCGACCGCGTCGAACTCGATGCCGGCCTCGGTCAGCTTCTCTTTGACTCGGTCACACGGCTTGCACAGTGGCTGCGTGTACACGGTCACTGGGGCGAACATGGTCCGCATCAGATCCTTTCCAGCAGAGCATCTTTGCCCTGTTTCGTTACTAGTGAGTTGACATCCTCGCCATCAGGCATCGGGATGATTCGTGCGTTCGGCAGCGTCTTCGCCACCGACTTTGCGAACTCCATACCGGCGTCGTCGCCGTCGGCCAGGATGTTCACGTTCCGGTAGCCAAGGAACAGCTCTCGGAAGTGCGGCTTCCACTTCTGGGCCCCCGACAGGCCCACCGTGGGGACGCCACACAGCTCTGCGGTGATCGTGTCGAGTTCGCCCTCGCAGATCGCCATGTCCTTCGAGTACCGGGTCAGAGCGACTGTGTTGTACAGCCGGTCCTTCTCCCCCGGCAGCGACAGGTACTTCGGTGTGCCGTCATCGAGACGGCGGAATCGGATCGCCGCTACCGACCAGTTCCGCCAAGGCGACCACCGCATGTACGGGATCGCGAGGAACCCGCGGTAGTACTCATGACCAGGGAGTGGGTCGTCCACGTATCCCAGTCCGAACGGTCGAACGTGGTGTTCGAGCAGGCCGCGACTCTCCAAATACGCGGCGGCTGGACTTCCGTTCAGGCTTTCTCGGTACTTGGACGTTGCTTCCCACAGATAGGTCCGCTGCGATTCGCTGAGCCTCTGCAAAACTCACCTCCTCTTCGTGTCGAATGATTGAGATCACGTCACCCCTGACCCCGCAGGCCAGGCAGTTGAACCCCTGCAGGTCGTAACTGACTGCAGCAGAGGGTGTTTCGTCCCCGTGGAAGGGGCACAGGCACTTGTTCCACTCATGGTGGTCAGCCGGTGCTTCCCAGTCCGGGTAGTAGCGAAGGATCGCTCGGGCGATCGGCGACTCAGAGCAAGATGGCGTAGACACTGCAGTCCTCGACGCGGCCCTTGAAGTGGCCCTCGAGTACGCCCTCGACGTACAGGGCCATGTCGCCCTCGTCGCGCTTGTCGTCGGTGATGATCGCTTCGACTCGGTATCTCATGTGTTCCTTTCGGTGGATGACAAGGTCAGGACGCCAGCTTGTCGGCCTCGACAGGCGCGATGCGCTCCCCGATGACCTGGACGGCCGGCGGCTTCTTGAGGTAGGCGATGGCACGCTCGAAGAACTCAATGCAGTCCCTCGCCCAGCCCAGCGTGTACTTGTTGCACATCGTGCAGAGCAGCCCGCGGACGATGCCTGTCTTGTGGTCGTGGTCGACCGACAGGCGCTTCTTGGTGCCGTTGGCTCGCTGGCAGATGTAGCAGCGACCGCCCTGGAACTCGTAGATCGCCCAGTACTCGTCCTCGGTGATCCCGTATGTGGCAAGGATTCTCGCCGCCCAGGTGCCCGTGGAGCGCGTCTGCTTGGTCACCCGGTGGTGGGTGGCACACCTCGGTCCCGGCCACGGCGTCTTGCGCCGTGACTTGATCCCCTCGGCCTTGCAGTCGACGCACCACTTCCCGGAGTCAGGTCTCGGTGCGGCTTTCTTCCGCCTGGCCACGCTCACGCTCCTCTCGGGCGTCACAGCAGAGGCAGAACCACGACAGGAGACCGAGAGCCACGATGTGGGCGTCCAGCGCCCACAGCACGGGGTTCACCCGACCCCGAAGATGTACCGCTGCGGGAACAGGTCCAGCAGCGCCAGAGCGATCAGGTCAGCCGCCAGCTCCGGGTCGGCCATCATCCATGAGTGGAAGCCGTCGACTCCGTAGAACGTCGCGTCGGTGAGCTTGGCCGCACTCAGACCGGCCTCGTACGGGACGATCTGGTCGTGCAGGCCGTGCAGGACCGCCGTCGGCACGCCGTGGCGCTGCATCGCCTTCAGCAGAGGCACCGTGTCGGCCTTCATCAGCGCGTAGGCCGACCGAACGAACCGCAGCCCAGAGACCGACTCGCGGAGATTGGTCAGAAGCTCCAGCCGCTCTCGCGGCGTCCGAGACTTGAGGGCGTTGATGCCATCGCCGATCACGTCGGTCAGCCCTCCGAAGAAGAACTTCACCGACCGGTACGGGATCGTCGGGCCCGGAGTGATCGCCACGCCCTTGTGGTGCTCGGCACCGGCAGCCGCGTCCAGCAGGACCGCGGCAGCGACCCGGTGAGGATGACGAGCTGCGATCTCGACCACCATGCCGCCGCCCATCGAGTGGCCAGCGAACACTGCTCGGTGAATGTCAAGTTCGTCCAACGCGTCGAGGGTCACCTTGGTCATGTCCTCGATGGTGTGGCCCCACGGCAGCGTGCCGCTGTCGCCGTGGTTGGCCGCGTCGAGACCGATGACCCGGAAGCCCTTCTCCGCGAGGTAAACGAACAGCTCCTCGTAGGCTTGGGCGCTCACGCTGATGCCGTGCAGGAACACCAGCGGGACTCCGGTACCGACCTCTGTGACGCCGACTCGGAACCCGGACTTGGTCAGGATCGTCTTGTGCTTCATGCGACCTTCCAGAACATGACTCGACGCCCGGTCAGCTCGTAGATCCCCTTGTGGGACAGCGTCAGAACGCCGCCCTCACGCAAGCTCAGAACCGTGGGCGTGATCTCGTTGATGGGCCGTCCGGTCAGGGCGGCGATGTCGCGGTTACACAGCGGGCCGTGGGCCTTGACCGTGTTGACGACCTCGCGCTTGCGATCGGACATCTCCGGGAGAACGGAGTGGTATGCCTCGATGCTGGTGTCTTGGACTGCCATCAGAGCCACCGCCTCGCGGTGCGGTCGATGTTGAAGTCAGAGACGTTGCGAGCCAACGGGAACCGGGGCTCGAGGTGGGTGACCGTGGTCTTGACGACCTCGTCCTTGCCGTCCTTGCCCTTGACCAGGGTCTTGTGGGCCCATGTGGCCGGCTTGGTGGCCAGCAGCCCGGACAGGATCTGCTGGTGAATCACGTTGGCCTTCTTCGGCATTGCGTTCGGGGTTGCCACTGTGGCGGTTCCTTTCGTTGGTAAATGTCAAGTCGCTGAGCAAAAGCACGCCCGAGTAGCGGAGTGTCTCCCACCAATCACCGCGTTGGTTACCGGCTCCTCGCCGTGGGAACTCGGGCCTGCTCGAACGTCTAGCAGGAGCTGAGCGTGTCCCCCAGCCACACGCCGCCGAGGAACGGCAGCAGCGGGCTCGTACCCGACCCTCCGTAGTTGTTGATCGTGGTGTGCGGAGTCGACACACGCGGAGACGAGATCCGCGGTGACGGCGGGCGCGGGATCGAGGGAACCCGCGGCGACGGGGCCAGGGGCCTCTCGACCGACATCAGGCCAACGGCCGGGGCTGCGCCACAGGACGTGCTGGTGCTGTCGCATGCGGACAGTCCGAACGCCGCCGTACCGGCGATGGCGAGGGTGGCGATGATCTTCTTCATGGGTGCGCTACTTTCTGTTGGTAAATGTCAAGTCAGCGACCGAAGTCGTTGATCTGCATGGTGTCTCCGACGAACTGCAGTGAGGCGAAGTCTTGCCCCGACGGGTCCGACTTGCCCCCTCGGTTCTTGACCGTGGAGACGTTGAGTGAGTCCGGGCCAAACCCGTCCGACACTCGGTGGAGGGTCAGGATCATCTCGGGCACGCGCCCGATCTGACCTTTGATGCCCGACAGCGGGATCGGCTTGTCTCCGTCGTTGTGCGGGCCGGTGACGTGGTGGAGCCCGACAACACAGGAGCCGGTCTCCCGGCCCATTTCGTGCAGGTAGTCCATCAGCGACTCAAGGCCGCTGAACGGGTCATCACCGTCGCTACTGTCCGTTCGGACGTTGGTGATGTTGTCGACCACGATCAGCGCCGGGAAGTCCTCGTAGAGCGCGTCGTACGCCTGCAGGGACTCCTCGATCACGTCGAGTGAGGGAGATGCCTTGTAGTTGAACCGGATCGGGATCTGGTCAAGCTCGTTGGCAACCGCGTCCTCGATGTTCTGCTCGCGGACAGCCCGCGTGGCACGTTCGAGCGACCATCCGCTCAGGATGGACACCGACCTCGAGAGCTGGGTGAACGCGTCGGAGTCGGCGCTGAAGTACAGCGTCGGCACCTTGCTCTTGAGCGCGTAGGCCAGCACGAAAGCTGACTTACCAGTGCCAGGTCCAGCGCAGACCAGGACGAGCTGGCCGCGTCGGAGCTGAGTGCCCTTGAGATCGAGCGCGTTCCACACAGGTGGCAGCGGATCACCGGCTGAGCCGCGGATGTAGAGCGACTGCCGTGGGGTGTACATGTTCTCCTCTCAGAACGGCGGGCCATAGGTGTCGAGGACGTAGTCGTAGACCGCGTCGGTGAGCGACGTGAGCGATCCGCCGCCGTGGTGCAGCCAGTGGTTGACCACAGCTCGGATGTCCTCGCGCAGCCTCTCTGTTGGTGTCATCAGCCCTCCGTGAGCTTGCTGTTGTAGCCGTCAGCCACCGGCCAGTGATCGGGTGTGAACGGACGCTCGCCGTCGACCCACAGGAACTCACCGGCTTCGTGAGCGAGGGTGTCGAGGATGCGCTTCCAGAACCACAGCTTCCAGCCGTCCCTGGTGTGGATCTCGGCCGGAACCATGTGCGGGTAGGCGATCAGCGTCGTGCTGTCCGGGTTGTCGGAGTCCGGTGCCTCGACGTAGATCATCAGCAGTAGACCGTTCACGCCGTCGTACATCTGGCCCTGGCCGATCTCGAACCTCCACCCCGGCATGAACTTGGCTGAGGTGACGACCTCGACCAGCTCGGTGGGATGCGGGGCGACCTGGGTGATCTGCTCGGTCACTTGTTCTTCTCGATCACGATCTTGGCGTCGTGGATCTCGCGGCCGGCGTGGGCCGCTCGGGTCTCCTCGTCCAAGGCTTTCTGCATCTGCGACATCAGCCGCGTGCCCCGGAGCTTGAGGATCTTCATGATCTGAGCGCCCTTGTAGCCAGCTCGGTGCATCCGCAGGACCGCGGCCGTCTCATGCGGCGCGGCCGACGACCTCAGCAGCGGGTGGTTCGGATCCCAGTTGGTCATCTCTTTCCTTCGGTGAATGTCAAGTAGGTCACAGGTCAAACTCCTCCCAGTACTGCGGGAGGAAGTGGCTGGCCGGTGTCGGCCGACCCGCGGCGACCTCGGTGTCGAAACGGTCCAGCAGGTCTCGGAGGTACGCGTGGTGCCACGGCGGCGACTCCTCGATGAGCTGGGTGATCTTGCGCCGCTGCTTCGCGACGTTCATGTTCGGCTCGATGCTCCTCACAGGACGAACCTCTCTCCATCGGGCGTGGCCACCACCACCTCGCGGTTCGGGTGGTCAGCCTTGGTAGCCTCGGCGAACCGGAACGCGGCCTTCTCCTGGGGGAAGGGCCAGCGCGACGGGTTGGACTGGACGTGCCAGGCCGGAAGCTCGGGGATGGGCCCAAGCTCGACGTAGGTCGAGCCTGTGTCGTCATTTTCGAGCGTTGTTCGGTATTGCTTCATCTGCCTGCCTTTGTAGGAAGGAGTCCTTTGGTGGATGTCAAGTAGGACTCATTGAAAAACGGGGCAGCTGTAACTCACATCACAGAAGTTGCACTTGTCGGTCTCAGGCATGGCCGGGAACTCCCCGGCCTGGATCTTCGCCTCGACCTCTTGGAACCTCTCGGTGATCCGCTCCCGCGTCCACTCGGTGAGGTCGTAGGGCTCGGTCACGACCGGCTTCTTGCCCTTCTTCCCCGCCATGAAATAGTCGCCAGTCCGCGGCGGCTCGATGCCGAAGAGCATCGACACAGCGAGCGCGTAGACGCCAAGCTGGAAGTCGTCTCCGGGCTTGTTTCCGGTCTTGTAGTCCCGGACCCTCAGCTCACCGTTGACGACGACCACAGCGTCGATGTAGCCCCGGACCTTGATGCCGTCCAGCTCGATGTTGAACGACAGCTCGATGGCCGGCTTGCCCTCGGGCGTGACCCAGATCGTCTGGCCCTTGGTCGTGCGCCAGGCGATGAACTTCTCGACTTGCTCGAGGCCGATGTGGAATCGGCGCTCGATGTCCCGCTCCCCGTTGTACGGGCCGCTGTGGAACCACCAGTCGAAGTTCGGGGTCTCGGCGCACAACTCGCCGATGTCCTTGGCGTACTCCTCGCGGAAGATCTCTTGGGCCCGTTCGAGATCCATCTCCCGGCCCTCGGCCAGAGCCTTCTCGTAGACCTCCGCGACCGTGTGGAAGGCTGTGCCCTGCGGCAGCCACGCTGCTGGCCGCGCCCACACCTTGTCGATCCGCGCCAGCTTGTAGGCCATAGGGCAGCGCGTGTACTGGTTGATCTGGCTGACGCTTCGCAGCGGCAGCTTCTTCTCGATGGTCTCGGTCATACAGCCGCCATCGTCTTGGTCAACAGATCGCCTACAGCGGTCATGATTCGGCTCCGTACCTCTTCCACTGTCAGGGTTCGTGGGTCGACGGGGAACGCATCAGCCTGAGTCATCTTGGCTACCATGAACTCTCCGCGCTCCCCCAGCCAGTTGGGGTCTTCTCTGGTTCCTCGGCCGTAGACCTCGAAGCGGTTCGCCGCGAGAATCAAGTTCGACACCGGCCGGTACATCTTGCCGGTGTCTTTGACCAGCGGGCTGCGATAGACGAGGAGGATAGAGACCGGATCTAGGTGTTCCGATCCCTTCCACCATGTGTCGCAGGTCTGCGCGAACAACCACCCAGGTTCGTCCACGATCGTTTGCACGGGACCGTGAACCACTTCTGGGAACAGGTTGACCAGTTGCGTAAGCGCCATGACTGTTTGCATTCCAATCTGCTGTGCGCCCCAACACATCTGGAGCGCACAACCGGGTAGAGCGGATTAGGAGTCGATCAGATCCTCGATGCCTTCCGGCCACGTCCACAGCAGCTCTGCCTTGGCGTTGAGGGTGCCATCCTCATCAAGAACCTCTGGCCGTACATGCTCGTTCACCCGAATCAGGCAGTCGCCGTCACGCCTCTCGCGTGGGACGTACCTGAAGCCGCCACCGGCCATGCCGGGGGCTGGCTGAATGCTCGGGTCGAACTCAAGCACGACGTTCTGCTCGCGCAGTCGACGCCACCAGGAGATCAGCCGCTTCTTCTTCTCTTCGGAGAAGCCTTTGAAGCTGAGCTGTCTCATGTACTCACCGTGGTCGCGGAGCTGCTGGAATGCCTTCGACTTCGAGTGGATCGAGGTCGTCTCGAACGGCCACAGAGCTTTGACCTGCTGCCGCGTGTTCAAGCGTCCCCCGTAGGTCTTGACCTGCCACTCGACAGCCTGGCGCGTCACGCCGTGCATGTCACCGATTTCTCGGTAGTTGTACCCCTTCCCTACGAGATCCTCAATCGTGCTGAGGGTCAGTGCCGTCCTCGACGTGGATCTGACAACGTCAAGGTTCGAGATTTTGCCGCTCATGTTTCCCTCCATGAGAAAGGTAAATGTCAACGTGAATCTCACGGAGACATGTTGGTGCCTGTCAAGTCTAGTCCTTTGATAGTTGTGTCGAAGCCGTCGTATTCAGTTGTGGCCCCCAACACGGTGGGCTGCGCCTCTGGCTGAGGCGTCCGTGGCGTCTCTTACGTCTTTCTGACGTGCGTTGACGCTTGCGTAATGTACACACAGGGTGCGACAGGAGCAAACGTCCCCCCAGCGAAACTAATCTCGCATGTCATCCTCACCGGTTAGCTCGTCTATGCGTTCTTCGATGTCTTCCAGATCCCACTGCGCCTGCCTGCTGTGGGGGTGCGTTCGGAGGAAGCTCGCAGCTTCGTCACGAAGCCATTCGAGTTCTTCGAGGTCATCGATGTCGTCCACGTACATTTCGTCAGAACCCTCTCTGGAAGTTGCCTGTGTGCTCACACCGTGAGCATCTGCTCAGGTCGGCCACTGGAACGATTCGGACCTCAGTCCGCTTGACCTCGGTATTTCGTCGCGGACCTAGGATCCCAGCAAACTAGCGAAGACCCACGCGGGGGCTCCCGTAGACGAAGATGCCTTCGATCTCTGAGCCGTCGTTCTCCTGGTGCTGTTCGATCGCGCCGTCGATGCCGTACGCGATGTAGGGCAGCAGCCGGCCGTCCGGGTCGACCACCACGTAGACGTTCTGGTCGTCCATCAGCCCTCCCTCGCTGCCGCGCCGGTCGCGAAGTAGATCGGCCAGTCGACCAGCTCGCGGACAAGGTCTGCGACCTTGGACGCTGGAACCTCGAGCGGGTCGCCCACGTTGACGGTGGTGCCGTAGTCGAGCACCCGCCCGTTGTCGGCGCGGCGCTCCCAACGCTCGGTGCGCTGGATGGCCAGGCCGGTCAGCTCGTTGTTCTCTTCGAGCGGTCGGACGTTGTACTTGGTGATCTTGTGGTCCTGTGCCATCAGGAGTTCCTCTCTTCGATGCACTCGGGGTCGTCGCACTTGCAGTGCATGTCTCCGCAGTCGTCGCCCTCGGCGTGGGCGTCGATCATCTCTTCGACGCGGTCAGCCGGGACGCCAGCGGCCTGCAGCATGTCGGCCAGAGCCTCCATCTCCATGCAGGTCAGGTTGGGCCCGATGTCTCCGATCAGGTAGCCGTCGCCCCACACCTCCTTGAACTGGTGCAGTGCTGAGGGCAGCGACAGCCCGATGCGCTCCTCCTTCAGCGGGCGTATGGCTTGCGCCTGGTCGACACACTTCTCATTCAGGGTCTTGCTCACGAATCCTCCTTCAGCCCAAGGGCTTCCCGTACGCGGTCGAACAGCAGCTCGCCCAGGTAGGCCAGCTCATGGTTGTAGTCGGCGATCTCTTCGTCCCAGACCTCGTAGCCGCAGTCGGGCTCGTTGCCGTCGTCGTCGTTGTACTCGTCGATGAACTCTTGCTTGGCGTCGAGCATGGCCTTGAAGCTGTCGACAGCTTCCTTGACCTTGTCGATGTCCCCGATCGTCATCAGCGTCGGGGCGTACGTGTGAACCTTGGTGTCGCTCATACGAAGTCGACCTCCCATCCCTCGGGTATTGGCTTGGTGTCCAGGCAGATCGAGCACTGAAGGTGATCGTCGCCAGCACCCTCGTCGCTGAAGTCTTCGGAGCCGCCGTAGGACGCGACGATGGTCTTGTCCTCCGGGTCGATCTCGATGCTCCACGTCCTGACGTAGCCGGTCTCGATGAGCCGCCATGAGTCGTGGCCGCAGTCGGTTTCGAGCTTGAAGTCGTCCATCACTTCTCCTTGACCTTGGTGCGGTGTCGCTGGTTGTCTCCGTGTGCCTGTGCGGCGAACCGCACGAAGCTCTCGCTCTCCGACCTGCACTTCCATGTGCAGTCCTTGCACTTCGCTCGGAAGGGCATCAGCAGTACCAGTGCTTTCTGCAGTAGCGGGATTTCTTGTCGGGCTCGTCGTGGTCTGGGGAGGCGGCAGGCCCCCTCGTACCCACCGCCTCCCGGTCCTCGTTCGCGTCTTGCTCTGTGCAGGGAGAGAACTCACCGTGTTCGAGGTGGTATCTCCGGTCGGCAGCCGGGGTGGTCCCCGGATGTTCCGCGAGGTGTGCCATGCACTGAGCCGAAACCTCGGCATGAGCCGGGGCGGGCCCCACCTGGATGCTGGCCATAGCCAGCAGAGCCAGGAGGAGCGACGCCAGCAGGGTGCGTCGAATCACGACGCCAGCGACCTCTGCATCGAGGCGTTGCGGCCATCACGCTGCCCGTGGGCGTAGCCGCTGCTGTTGTAGGACGTGTTCGAGCGGGTCACCCGGACACGCGGGAACGCCTTGGTCAGAGCCTGCTGGGCTCGAGCCTTGTCGTCCCGGTACAGCACCAGAGCGCCACCGCCGGCCGATTCCACGGCCTTGCTCTCCTCGGCGCGGACACGATCGCCGATGGTCTGAGCGAAGCCTGCGATCCACGCGCGGCGGTAGCTCTTGACCTGGCCAGCACCGGACACGGTGCGGTATTCGCCTGTGCGCCAGTCGTACTTGGTGCGCTGGTGCATGGTCTCGGGCCGAACCTCGTTGACGAGGCGCAGCATCTGCGGGCGCAGGATGTCCCACAGGAACTGGACACGCTCGACGTGGCGCTGCATGCCGAACACGTAGACGCGCTGGCTCTTGGTGCCTCCGATGGTCGTGTAGACCGTCTTGCAGTGCAGCGCACGGGCGATGCCGTGGAGCAGCAAGGCTTGCTGAGCGACGTACTTCCCGGAGACCGTGGCCTCCCACTTGATGGCGTCGGGCATCTCGGTCATGTCCAGACCGGCCTTGGTCGCCTCGACCTGGGCCATCTCGATGCCGTACTTGGCCATCAGCTCGAAGGCTTTCGCCTGGAACACCGCCTCCTCGGGCGTGCCAACCACGTCCTCGGCCTGGCGCAGGAGCTTGGCAACGCGGCTCTGCATCTTCGCTGTCTTGCTGTCCATCAGTTGTCCTTCTTCCAGTTGTTCCGGTTGCCCTTGCCTGGGCGCTTGATCGCTCGTTTGCGGTTGCGGTGCTTGCGAGCTGCCGCAGCCTGGGCAGCGCGGCGCTCCGCGTGCTCGCGGCCACGGTCGCTCGTCATGTCTTGCCTCTCAGTCGATGTCGGTCGCGGTGTCGTCCACGACGAGGTAGCTGCGCTCTCCCAGCGACAGCCACCAGTTGCCGGTGTCTTTGTCCTCCCAGAGCCCGATCTGTCCGGGCTGGTCGCTGCAGTCCTCCTCGAAGCACACGGGGTAGTCGACGCCGTCGACCGTCCGAAGCTCGGAGAGGTTCACCTCGTCGGCCGAAGCCTTGGGTGATCCCAGCGCGAGCGTGAACACGGTTGTCGCGAAGGCGATCGCGACGGTGACGCCGTGCTTCTTGAGCTTCTTGCGTGTGCGCTTCTTCACTCTTCTTCCCTCCAAAGTTGGTCTGCGAGTAGTTCGTTGGCGATGTCGATCGGATCCCGTGCTGTCACGCCTTGCCCTCCAAGATCGCGAGGTTGGCCAGCAGTGCCTTGGCCACAGCTCCGATGGACTCGGCTCCGGTGCCACCGCGGCGGTCGAACTCTCGGTTCGCGATCTGCATGAACTCGAACGTGGGCCCGCCGTCGTTGTGCGTCCACGACGCCTTGACGTTGGCCGGTGCGGCGTTCATCTCGACGCTCATGGCGACGACGATCGGGTCTTGCTGCAGCGCACGTTGGTTCTCGCCGTAGTGGGCAGCTTCGATGACGGTCATGTGGTGCCTTCCTGTTGTTGGGTGGATGTCAAGCGGCATACACAGCACGGTGGGCGAGGACCGCGAGGTCCGACCCTTCGAACGGTGTCTCGTCGTCCGCGTGGACGAACGAGGAGTACTTGCGTGGGTTGTAGGTGACCGGGCGTGCCTCCTTGGGCAGCGTCACAGCCTCGCCTTGCACCAGCTCTCCGACCAGGCCCGCGTGGACGTTCTTGCGTCCCTCGCGGAGCACGCGCTGTCGGCCGGCTTCAGATACCTTGCCGGTGACGTTGCGGAGCACTACGTGCTGGTGACGTGCGATGACTCGGCCTTTGTCCGGGCCTTCGAGCGCCTTGACGCTCCACATGCCTCGGTGAAGATTCCAGTAGACGAAGACCCTCACAGTGCGTCGATCCCTTCAGCGATGATGGTGCGGACCACCGTGGCCGGTGACTCGCCGTCTTCGTACGCGTCCCGGTATGGCCGGTCAGCGATGTCACGCGTGGTGACTCCCCATGCCTTGCAGAGCATCCCGTCGACGTGGCGCATCCACCGCTCGAAGCTCATTCGACGGTGACCTCCCAGGTGGCCACGATCTGGCCATCCCGGAGCACGTCTCCGTTCACACCGGGCTCATGCCAGGTCACCTCGAACCCGTTGCGCTTGGTCGAAGCCTCGAGATGGTCGATGACCACCTGGCGTGCGCTCGCGGACACGACACCGGTCCTGTCGGAGCCGATCTTGCGGACGGTGAGGGTGAACATCAGGCAGCCTTCCCTTGGAATGTGGTGGTGACTCGGTCGTCGCTCTGCATCTGCGGCCGTCGCGGCCACATCGGCTCGCCGCGGTAGTCGTGGTCGACCAGCACGTCGAACCACAGGACGTAGCGGTTCTCCCCCGCGTGCCATTCGAACTCGGCACGGCTCAGGTCGACGGTCCCTCGATCGAGGTTGTTGGTGAACACTCGCATGCCTTCTGCGATCACCTTGCGGTCGGCGGTGAGCACGCGCTCACCCTGGTATGCCTTGCGGTACTTGCCATCTGGCGGTGTCATGTCACCAATCCCCTGCGTGTTGTGCCTCGAAGCCTTCGAGGTCTCCGATTTCGTCGTCGTAGTTGGACGCGTTGCCGCGCCAGTCGTCGCGGAGCCTTTGGCCGCTGGCGTTGTACCAAGCTCCGCACTCGGTGCAGCTCACGTCGGACTCACCGCGATACCTGCGGACCTCCGCGCCACATTCCTTGCGGTATGCCGTGGCGGTGCAGTCCCACGCGCTGTAGCCGGGGATGATGAACCCCTCAGCGTCCGTGGTGTCTTCGATCCGGCGGTAGTTCTGGGCAGGCATGTCGATCCCTTCGGTAAATGTCAAGCTGAGCGGATGAAACCGGCAGAGTTGTCGCGCTTCCATTCGTGACCCTTGGCACGCAGGCCCACGATCACGCCTCGCGGGTCGTTGCGGCGCTCGTCTGACTTGTCGCCATCGATGACTCGGAAGCCATTCCAGTGCTCAGGCAGAGCCTCACCGCGTGCCGTGGTGAACGGCATCGCGACGTTGCCACCGCTGGCGAGGATGCCTCGCAGGTAGTCGTCGCTGGTGTGCGACGGTTCCTTGGCACTGTAGGTCAGGCTGTAGTCCGAAGACTCGGCACGATCGGCCGGTGCCCACGCGGTGTAGTCGTACATCAGCACGCCAGCACGCGACAGCTCGGCGACCATCTCAGGCGCGACCATCTCCCAGCGGATGTCGCTGGTGGTGTTCAGCCGCAGGTTGATCCGGCCATGCCTACGCAATGCCTTGCGGATCTCGTCGCCGATCAACAGGCCGGTCAGCACCGGGTGCGAGAGCAGCATGGCAGTCCTCACAGCTTGAGCACGCTGCTGGGCAGGCATGCCTGACTGGCCAGAGCGCGACAGGCACGCCGCGGCGCAACCCTTCGACGCCATCGGGCACAGGTTGAACGCTCCGGTCAGCCCGAACGCGTCACGAACGTCCCGAAGGCTTGCCGCCATCAGACCTCGCTCAGGGGTCAGCATGAGCCCGAAGCTGGGCAGGCTGTTCTTCGACAGCTTCTGCTGAGACGCACCGCTGGTCAGGATGGCCGCGGCCGAACGCTTGTAGCCGACGGTCTCTCGCAGCTCAGCCCACACCTTGCGGGCCCATGCCACGTCTGTCGATCCCTGCAGGCCGGCGATGACTGCAGCGCCGAAGTCTGCCTTGATCAGGATGGTTTCCACACGGGTGGTCACAGTTCGGTCCCTTCGGTAAATGTCAAGTCAGCGGACGCGGACGTAGCTGTTGCCTCGAGCGACGTAGATCTTGCCGTCGATGTAAACGCGCTGCTGTGCATTCATCATGCATTCCTCTCGGGTAAATGTCAAGTCGGACTACGCCCAACGGCGCTTTGTCGGACGCTTGCGGGAAACCTCACGGCGCACGGTCGTGCGGCGCACAACGGTGCCTACGGTCATCTCTTCGAGCTGGCGCTCAGCCCAACCAACAGGCTTTGCGTCACCCTCCTCTTCGATCTTGACGTCGAAGTCAGTCCAGCCCTTCAGACCTTTCTCCAGCTCACGGTCCAACAGGCGAACCGGTGCCTGATCAGGGGCAACGAACGGTGTCTTGCAGCTCTCGCGGGCCGTGACCCGGACCTCGCGATGCTCAGCGAAGACTGGCATGTCAATCCTCTCGGTAAATGTCAAGCCTGAGATCAAAGCTCAGGCATAGTGGGTAGCGCGGAATCGAACCGCGTAGTCGTGATGCCGCCATGCCTTAGAGCATGCGCCAGACCATAGCTCAGCGATCATTCCATCGCGCCAGAGCTACCCGTAAGTCTGAATTCTTCCAGCGGGTCAGCAGAATCTATCGGATCCTCGCCGCTGGCATACATTTAGTGTTGTCGGTCGTGGCGTGCCCGAAGGAGCCCGCGTCCCAAGATCGATACAACCCCGGCGACATTTCTGCCTTAAGCCGTGCTCTGTGAGCTTTCAGCCCCGTCGATCGCAGGGCGTAGGACTGTGGTGCTCGGTCCCGCTCGGTCTTGCTTGTGTGATTCTCACCGTACCGGATGTCCGGGTGGATGTCAAGCGGGCCGTTTAGGTATTCGCATCGATGCCCTCGTTAGCGCCGCTGGCGTAAGGCGCTACCCGCTTGATTCTCACCGGTCCAAGTTGGTGTGTCCCTGACACTACCCGGTGTCCGGGTGGATGTCAAGTGTGAGAATCTCACCGCCGGATTTTCACCGGCACCGGCGCGGTATTCCTACCCGCCTCTCGCCGGTCTTGCTGGCGATGAGGAGAACATTAGTCCCCCGTCGGGTGGATGTCAAGTCCAGACGCAAAATTGCCCTCTACCTGCAGGTATGGCAGGCAATCGCGTGGCCGTCGCGGCCGTGTGCGGCCGTCCCCCGTGGTCAGAGCTGGTGAGCTGGGGCCCGCGGATCCCGCGGATAGGCTGCTCGTTCTGTGCTCGGTATGGGCCCGTGGCTCGCGTGTGCGCTCGCGTGCGTGGGCGTGCGTGCGTGGGCCCGTGAGGGGCATGAGTGGATCCCCACATTGCAGTGTTCTAGCTGGTCAGAGCCTAATCCCCTTATCCGGCATAGGCTGCTCACTATCGCATCGGTGTGCTCGTATGCCCAGATCAGACACACATCACCTAGTGCTGTGACCTGCACAAACGCACACACACATGTGTACACACATGTTAGCTGCACATTCTGCCGGCTATTCGCATACATGCAGCTCAGAGCTGTATTGCATGAGATAAGAGATTATCTTTCGTTTGCTAGTGCCCTGTGCCCTGTGCCCTCGAGATGATCAGCACGCGTGGCATCGCGCGTGCGCTTGCGTCGTTTGCGCTGGTCAGATGCCCTCGAGAGACCCCAGGGGGGATACCCCCTAGGGGTACCTTCCTGACCGGTCGGTTA